AGTGGGCAGAGTAACGGATTCCACTACACGATTGAGCTGGAACATATTGCTGGAGATGATCTTGTACTTCTTCTTATCATCCCCATTCAAACCGATGTGACCCATGGAGAAGATCTTATCAAAGAAGTCGGTAGCGAGCAACTGCTTCTTAGCATCAGAGAAGCAAACATAGGCTTCCTCGCACTTTTCCAGATAGCGATATCCAGACTGAGCACAGTTAAAGATGACCTTAGTGCGGTTATCTACAACATGTCCGAGATCAATGGTGAAAGACTTTGCATAGTTGAAGCCACCATCAAGGGTTTTAGCAGTTACCTGGATACCAAAGATATCGCTTGTATTAGCGGAAAACAAAGGAATGATTTCCACGGACACTCCATGCTTAGCAGCAATCTTAGCAATATCCTCAGTCCAAGGATAGGAAGATCTTACGTCCTTATTAATAAGGCTTTCGATCTGATTGGGCTTTACCAATCCATTTCCATCTGCAACAACCTGATTGGCTCTCAGAATAAAATCAGGCTTATCGGATTGAGATTTGCTGGTGGTAATAGGAAGACTACCCTCCTTAACAAAGTTGGGCTTGCTGTCATCATCCTCTTCGATCTTATGAGGAGTTACAGAAGTAGAGGCGGCGGCTTCTACCTCTTCAGTAACTTCTTCATCAGATTTAGAAGTATTCTTCATCAGCTTCTCCACAAACTTCATAAACTTCTTGGAGGTGAAGACCCTGGAATTCTTCTTAATCTTGTCGATCGCTTCGTTGATGATTTTGATGAGACTGATATCATCATTATCATCAATATTCTTGATATTCTTGATAGCATCAAGAACGATAGCAATGATATCCTTCATACCATCAATTCCTTCAATGGTATTATCGATAGTAAAGTTATCGATATCGATATCCTTGCATTCCTTGATAATATCATCAGACTTGCCAATCGCCATGGATTTCAGCAAGCCGCCGATGAATTCAATAGCTCCGTCGACAATTTGCTCGCGTACAGAATTGTACTTGGGATCAATGATTTTGTTCATGAATCCCATCATCATGGTCGCACCGCTGTCTTCATCGTTTACCATTGCAGAAAGATTTTCCTTGATAGATTCGGCAGAAATAACTTTCTTGTTGGAATTTTTCATTTCTTTCTTAGAAGATTTTTCTTCTTCTCTTGCCTTATTGATAATGGCAAAGAAATTCCTACCAAGGAAGCTATCACTCTCATACGATTCAGAAGAGCTTTCTGCATCACCTTCATCGTCTTCTTCATCTTCGATATTGTCCAAATTCAATTTGAGTTTGAAGAGATTGTTATCAAAAATGCTCTCGGACGTGTTTTCATCACACTCATCTTCATCGATCTCGTCGGACACCTCAGGAGCAGTGCTAATATCACCATACCAACCAGACTGACTGGCCTTTTTTACCCAGTTAAGAGTTTTAGAGTCCCTATCTCCATTATTATATGCATTGAGACAGGTTTTCATAAAGCCATAATTTTCAAGATTGTCTTTAACAATCTCGACGATTGCTTCATAGAGAGCCTTCTCCTTATTACTCATAGAAATATTAAGGAGCTTCTTACAAGCAATCTCATCCTCCTTAGACATAACGATAGATGGCATACCGTTATTCTGCAAAGCCAGCTCCTTGATCTCGCTCTTGCTGCATGCAGGAATATTCATGGGCCAGAAGCCAGCAAACTGGTTAGCCATATAACGTTCGATACCCTTCTTGGGTTTGGGAATCAGTTCTTCATGCTCGATACAGAAAACTGCTTTGCTGAAGAAAAACATTTTTGTTGCATTGTTGCTGCTGATCAGGGTGTTGCGGAAAATGGGGTGGATAACGTCTTTTACAATCTTGGTGTCACTCATCGGTGAAACCTCCTAAAATAAGATACACGATATGACTTTAATAGTCATATCGTGCTCATTAATATAATATATGATTAAAATTAATTAATTTTACAAGTATCCTCAAATAAAACAGGACACCATAATTTCGCTCGTCTATTCTTTATATCTTCAGATCGTTTTTCAAGCTCTGTATCGTTTAATACTACATCATTACATTCTGTAGCGTATTTTTTAAATATAGGTCTCTTAAAATTATAAAACCTTCTAGTCTGATCGAAACCCAAATCTACCATATCTTTATATATGGTATTATCTGCTCTGGTTCTACCTAAAGTTTGTTGAGCTAATACCCTTGATTTAAAGGGTTCTGCCAGATTAACAGTCTCTACTAATCCTTTAATATCAACAGCAGCCCCAGCGCTTTTAGTAGTACTCAATATAATCTTCTTATTCAATTGATCTGCTTTTACTTTAGGATCTGTTACAATACTTGTAAAGATGCCTACATTGCCAATCATCTCTGGATAATGATCATATATCCAATCTCTTACTTTTAATATACCTTCATTTGTGCCTATATACCATAGACATTTACCATATTTGCTCAAAGCTTTCTCCATTAATATATAGAGAACTCTTTCAAAATTAAGCTGTTCAACTATATAACTTACATATTTATTTCTATCCATTCCATATTGTTTATTAGTACAATATTCAATATCTAATGGATCTGGTCTTGAATTGTATTTTATAGCTACATAACGTGTATGAGGATCAACTTCTTCATCAAATAAATCTATAGATGGCACTCCATTAAAATACATCTGAAATATTTGATCTTCGTCGAAATTACTTCTTCCTTTAGTAGCTGTAAGATAATAAGACATAAAAGTATTAGTATAAGCATCTATCCAAAACATATTTTCAAAATTAAGATGCGCTTCATCATAATACTTTAATCCTATACCTAAATATTTAAATAAATCTCCTATGGCATCCCATCCATAGGTGTTTCCATAACTATTTAAAGTAGCATGACTACATAAATAGATGTCATGACTATCCGGATCTCTATTATACAATTTTTGTATAGTTGGAGTACCAGATATAATATAAATTCTAGAAGGATCTATATCTGTATATTCTAAAAAGAATCTATTCCATTGGTTTAATACATCTAGCGTAGGGGCAATTATCATACTTGCTATTCCTAGATAAGCTATAGATGCAATAGCACAATAAGTTTTACCTTTTCCAGTATTAAGATTTAATGATAGCATAGACTTTCTTTCATTAAATTTATACTGATCCATACATAGAATAAACTTAATTGCTTCTATCTGGTCTTTATCTCTAGGTTTATATTTTAAAGATACTTCTTTAGAAAACTTCCTATAATTATCAAAAGTATAATCTACTATTGCTTCTAGATTAAATATTCTTTCAAGCATATTTATAGAATAATTTCTCGGAAGTTTTAATATATTATTTTTCTCATCATAAATATATCCAATAGGAATTGCTCTATGAGTTGGTTTATCCCATATAGATAATTCCTTTTCTAAGAAATTACTGTCATGCAGTTTGTAATCATGGATAGCAATATGAGTCCTATGAACAACAATTTTACTAGCCATTTGTATCACTCCATTAACTAATTGTATTCTAATAGAGTGTTTTAGATAAAGTAATAAAAAATAAACGCTAGAGAAAGCACCCCTAGCATTTATTTTTTATTAATTACCAATCGCCAATTTCAATTTCGGTACCAATGTAATATATGCTATCGCTGCAGGTGATATAAATCATGGTACCATTTTCAGTTCTGATGGCAAAGGTAGTATGATTATCTGGATGTACCAAATAACCTTCACGCGAATTGATGTTATTGCAAAGAGATTCTTCGAAGTATTTGGTTGTTTCGTGGGTACGCAAAAGCTCTAGAAAAATATTTCGAGCGCATGCCTTACGATACGGATAAAACTCAGTAGTAGTGCCACGCAGAAGATAAGTAACAGTTTTCATAGGTGGATATCTCCTTTATTATTTTGATATAAGGCATTAAGATCTCCCAATCTATATCCTTATTCATTATAATAATATATAATTAAATATATTAACTTTTACGGATCATAGGGAATAACAAAAAAGAAGATACTCTTAGAGTATCTTTTTATATATCTTAAATTAATTCTGGATTATATATAACAGATTCGTTTTTAGACTTCCATTCTTTCTTATACTTTCTATCTTGGCGACGATCATGTCTATGAATTGCATCCATAGCACTCATTGTATCCTTTTCGGCATCAATCGCTTCTTTTTATGTAGTCACTTTATCAATTTTATTTATTAAATTAGGATGAGATTTAATTTTATTGGCTACTTTATTTACATAGCGACCCATTTTCTCATCATCAGTAACCTGATGTCGTATAGTGTTAAATTTTCTAATAAGTCTATCTTTTTCTTTTTATCTGTAGCTTTAGCTTCAGCAGCTTTTCTCTTTCTATATTCATCTGCTTGTTTACCTTCATTAAATACTTCTTCTAGAAAATATGTAAGTCCAGCCATAATCAATGCTGACCTCCTTTATATTAGTATTATTAATTTATTTTTTTTATGTGAATGTGGTATAAAATGGTAAGTTTATAATAAAAAAATACTAAAAATAAATGGGGCTCGCTATACCCCATTTATTTTATTACATTGAAACCAATGTACTTACTACCTTTCTAGAAGGCTTCTTCTTGGTAGTACTTGTTACTGCCATACGATAGAAGTACAAGCTATCATACATACTATTTAAAGTACGAATAATAAACGATACATCTTCAGATGGCATATCAAATAACGGTATTAAATTTATTGCCAATTCGGGATTGGAATTGAATAATGACATCCATTCCATAGCTTTCTTGCTTTCAGCACTTCTCATAGCAAGATATTTTTCATTGATTTGAGCTTGGGCATCTCCCATAATATAAAACCTCCTATGTATATTTAATTTAAAAAGAAAGGGCTAGGGAATGTCTCCCTAGCCCTCGCTAACCGATTGGTTAGCAGCATCACATTGAGGTGGTAGGAGACGGGGACCACTAAACCCCTAAAGAACCACCTCTCTGAATAAAAGATTATGTAGCGATCATATTCTTTTATTCACTTTTATAATATGCAATTAAAATAATAAAAATATATAAATACCATTGCATAAAAAATAAAGGGATATCATTGATATCCCTTTAGGTATTTAAAGCTTTGCTGTAGAACCAGTTATACCATCTTCTGGTTCTTTATCTCTACAGAAATCTAAAAGGTAATAAGGTTCATAGCCAAGGGAAGAAGCAAGAGCTATTAATACTCTTTCTTTCTCTTCATATAAATTAGTAAAACCATGAACTTCTTGATCTCCATCTATATCTACCATTACCTGTTTAGATTCTTCATTGGTTTCGATTTTAATAATCATCAATATCTCTCCTTTATAATCTAATAAAATATATAGGATAAGGTATTACCCTTATCCTATATATAATATACAATTTAAAAAGATATTAAATTAGTAGAATTATTATTAGCATTCCCTCTAAATAATCCAATAGATTCCAAAGGAAATTTAGCTACATTATCGTTAATAATTTCAGCATATCTAACAAACGGAAGTATCCATACAGGCACAGGTTCGTTTAATGGAATTGCTACACAATCGATACCATTTTTAAATTGAGTAACACTATCCATCAAACCTAATGCCTTTTCGTACACATGAGGATAATCTTCTTTAATTAACTCTACATTTTTTCTATTAATATCTATCTTAGCTATATCAATACTATTTCTTTGTGTAGTATCAATAGCTTCTGTTCCATCTTCATGAAGAGCATTATAAGCCACAGCCGCTTTTATTCCCTGAATCTGCATAGGCGTATCATAAGAAGAAGCTGCTCTAATCTTTGCAGGCTTATAATAAGTCTTTTCCCCATTTTGAATAGATTCAAAGATCTCTTTTTCAATCATAGCTATCTTTTTAATTACAGCTATCTGATCTATCTTATCGGATTTAAGAATGTCTTCATAAAGAACTTTTTTAAGTTTAGCTTGTACAGTAGGATTCATTGTAGATTTTACAAATGCTTCCATGCCTTTAATATCAAGATCTTCTCCTTCAGGTACTACATTGCCTTCCTGAAGTTCCATTTTAGAAGCATAATGTTTCTTGGCATCAGAAATTAATACTCGGCTCATTAAAAATTCATTCTTGAGTATCAATCTGCATCCACCAGGTCTATCGGCATTAAAATGCCTACACATCTGATCTACATATTCATTTAGCATAATACCAGTACAATATGCTATAATTGCTATAATAGATTGTCTTAATCCATCTTGAGGAATCATAATTACAGGACTAATCAATCTTTGTTGCTCTATTACTTCATCATTAAAGAAATCATAATCTGGAACATAGGAAATATCAGTTATGGTTTCATCAGATAAATCATAATAGGTTTGTTTAATTTTCATGGGAATACCCATAGTTTTTTGCAGTATAAAATTATACCAAGCATCAAAAGAGATAATAGCACTATCTGTCATTATCTTCACTAGAGGTCGTTAATCCCTAGTCGTTCTCATTATAGAACTGCTATATGTTTCCATATAGATGAGACTATATCATCATCTCTATTCAGAGATGTCGCACACTGTCCTAGACTTCTAGGCACTTAGTCGTTGAACTTTTTATTCTACATCGGCTATATTACTATGACAAAACAAATATGGCTTGCGACTATCTTCAGGTCTCCAATCACATGATAATGTCAAAATCAAATTATCATGAAAATTTTCACCATGTATAGATCTGATTTCTTCATATCCTGCTCCGCCATCGTACGATGTCATTACTATACAATCTCCGCCAAGAATTTGTTTTGCATCCTGTAAATGACTTATAAGTTGATCTATAGTTATACTTACTATATATTTTTCATTATCATACATAGGATCTCTATTGTAATCCTTATCACCAGGTTTTAACATTTTAAACTCTCCTTTGTAAAATAAAGTAGCTGCTGATTGCCATATCTATTTTTAGACTTAGGTTTCCAGCAATTCACGCGATTTGCAAATATGGATCACTCCATATTGGGACAACTTGTTTATCCTGAATAATACTTACATCTCTTATTAATGCATCCATTTTTTCTATTTTACTAGTAATTTGATGCTTATAGAATACATACTCATGGAGAATATCTCTAAAAGCATTTATATCTTCTTTAATAATATCTGAAGGTTTGTTGGGATCTAAGAAAGGTTCTTCAAGTTTACATAGCATACTTATGACCATGTTGCTTATAATAGGATTTTCTACAAATTCATATAGATTGTTTTTATAATACAATCTATTTAGAATAGTTTGATCAAACTGTGCTAAAACCTTCCAAATTATTTCCATTTCATCATAACTAGGAATCCAATCGAATCCACAGTTATAAAGCAATTTAAAGAAACATTCTTCAAGAGAAATATTTCTTATACCAAGAAGATAATCATTATAAATTCTAGTTTCATTCTTTACATTATTTATAAATACCATAAGCTCTTCAAGAGATTCAAATGGTACATTATTGGCTAAAAATTGTTCAAAGAACAAAGCCGCTGTTGCATTCGCCTGTCTGCCTTGAGTTGTAACTGACGATGCAGCATATAGATTATAATAAATAGCAGAATATTGTCCACTACAGCCATAATTTTTACCTTCAGTATAGGTCGTTAATCTATACCCGCTTTATTCAAGCCGCTATATGTCACCATATAGAAGAGACTATATCATCATCCTTATTAGGATGCTCTGCGCTTCGACTCACTTGAGTCTACTCCTTTCGGATAGTCGTTGAACTTTCAAAAATATATCTAGCATCAATAACAGCTTGATATTCATCCTCATATAATATATCAATATCTTTTTCATTAAAAGTAATTCTATTTACTTTATATCCTTCTTTTTCAAGAGCCTGTTTCATATTTTTGATTGCTTTAGAAAATTTTCTATTTCCTTTTTGCGTAAAACAACAAAATACTTTATCTATAGGATCTTGTTTGCTGTCATAATACCATAACGGAGGTGCTCTTAATTCATCCTCAAAAATTGCAGTTAGTCTTAAAGCTTCATCTCTATCAAATACATCATTTAAAGCCATAAAGATTCCATAATGAGGATGATCGAATCTATTATCATTCATCTCATACCGATATAACATTTTAAAATCCTCCTTAATATTTTTGCTTAGCTGCTGATTGTCTCAAAATGAGAGTTTCCAGCAATTCACAGAGTTTGCTATAATACATTACTATATTAAGGGTCATTATTATTTAACCATTGGCGTCAATTTTCATTAAGAGTTGGAGCAAACTATATTTTGCAAAGTCTGCTGTTCCTTTAGGATAAGAAAACATTTTCTTTTTCATTTTATCTCGTCCTATAAGGAATCCATCAAGCATTTTAGCTATAGGATTAGGTTCTTTATCATACCTAACAAACATAACTCCTTGATTGGTCATTATAATTCCGCGATTGTTTATATAATCTATTAACTCAAGAAGAGTGGTTTGTACCTCAACTTTTTTATATGAATTATCTATAGTAACATTTGGATTTTGCAATCTTTTATCAATAGAATCTTTTACTGCATAAGATAACTCCATTTTTGTTAATTGAGGAAAAATCATATGCAACACATCGACAGCTTGTTCTTGATAATCTGTCAGAAATTTGTGTTCATATGGTGTTAGCATATTAATCACTCTCCTAATTCTTATAGAAGTAATAAACTGTTTTCGACAAAATATCAATCTACTTATAGTCTATCGTGATTATAATATATAATCAACATCGAATTAAATCATTATAAATTAGGAGGTTAACAACCTATGCTATACGATTTTGATTCTAAAGTATTTGGAGAAAGTTCCAATATTAGAGATAATCTGAAATTGAAAGATATTAGACCTGTACGAGAAGCTTTTGTTCTTAATGAATTGTCTCATCTTCCTCAGAATAAATTGAAGAAGTTTGTTAAATCTCCTGAGGCTAGAACTATGGTAGAGATGGAAATTATCTCTCCCGATGCCCTGGAAAGTCTTACTAAAGATGCTTATGGAGATAGAGCCGCTGAGTTTATGGTCTGCCATATGGCTAAAGAAAATGGCGATGATAGATGGGATGAGCTTGTTCGTCTACGTGCTCAGGAGAGAGCTCTTATGAATTCTCTACTGAGAGATTACTGTAATCATGCAGCTCCCTATTGTAAGAATTATCGCAATGATTTTGTAAATAACAATGTTCCTAAAGAGTATTTAACTGGTGAATAATCAATTCAATTATATATTATATAGAGGATAGTCATCAGACTATCCTCTATATTGTTTATATTTAAGGAGGTTGTGAATATGTTTGGTCGTATGCCAATGATTCAGACTCAGTATTGTCAATATCCATATAATAGAAAGGAAAGGGAAAATAATGTATTAAAGAGTGGTGTTAAATGTAATAATATTATCAAAACCAGCAATAGAGAGTTACAAATAAATAATTTTCTGCGTAAAAATTATTACACTCTCGGGCAGTTTATTAATAATAATTTTATTGAATATAGAACTGCAAATAGATATGCTTATTATACTCCTAAAGTATTAAGAAAATATCAAAATCTAATTGTTACAGTATCTCACGATTTCGATATAGATGTTGAAGAAGTTTTCGATTTGTGGTATAAATTATCTTTCAGCATTAAAGATCATGAGTTTCCTAATAAAGATTTATTATTAGATGCTTATGTAATTAGACAATATGATGTGCAAAGCGAATCTAATACTAAAAAGAAAGATTTGGTTATTGAGACTGTATTATTAGATTTAGGAGGTAAATACAATAATGAATAAAGAATATCATTGGTTTGCTAATATTAACGATCTGACTTCTGCAGAATCTTCTAAATTAATTGAAGAAAAAATTGGATATGATATTGATCGTTTTAGTATTTATAGTTCTATAGATTATACAAAAACTAGACTTCTAATTTCAAATCAATCAAATATTATATTAACAACTATCAGTAGTTTTATTACTGCTGATCTTATTAAATCCGGATATGAAGTTTATCTTCATTTGAATAAGAATAGTGTAATTAAAGTAGATAAAAATACCTATATAGGAAGTGAGCAAATAGGTAGAATGAAATCTAAAAAGAATGTAGAACAGTGGTGCTTGCGCGAATTATTAGGATTAAATTAAGCCTAAAACAAAAGATTAATAAAGGCTTAATGGGGGTTTTTTAAATGAACGCTAACCAGAATACTTTGGTAAATATAGAGAACTATGGTCCTTATGCGGCCATAGCTCAATATGATCATTTTACTATAAATACAGATACTTTTACTGCAGAAAATTGGAGAACCCATTATGACTCTATTTTGAATATAATGAAAGATGGTATTTATACAGATAGAGTTCAGAAATATAAAATTACTATAGATTTTGGAGATGTGAAAGCAGATCTAGCTATTGTAGATTATTGGTTTAATCTTATGATGTGGTCTATGCTCATATATACCAATATTAAAGTTAGACCTAAACATATCTTATTTCATGAAGAATTCAAAGCAGATCATATAAAGAATTATATAGATAAATTCTTTATATCCGAAAATCGCTCTAAATATACAAACCGTCAAATTAATAATATTATTGCAGATGTGTTGCAGTGTTTTCACGATGTAGATATTTTTGCATCTTATCTATGCAATACTATTAATTTGGAAGATACTGCTGAATTAATGGAAAAGAGTCCAGAGTTCTTTGAGTGTTTGCATGATTCATATGCAAATCTGCCTATGGATATGGTTAAAGAAGCTGGAATGAAAAATGCTAAAAGATCTATTGAAATTATTAAGAATTCTAAAAAGATTCTTGGTAGAGATCATTGTTTAGCCGATGCTTGGAGAGCATCTGAAGGTATCAATATTAACCAATATAGAGAGGTTACTATTAACCTTGGTACAAAACCCGATGGTAGAGGAGGAATTTTCCCTGAAATTATTAACTCCTCTTTCCTTAATGGTGGTGTGACTAAACCTATTGATTATTTGATTGAATCTTCTACTGGACGTATAGCTCAGATTATTAAATTTAAGAATGTTAGTACCTCTGGTACTTTTGCTAGAATTCTTGGACTTAATAATATGGATACAATCTTATATGACGATGTCAACTATGATTGTGGTACAAGAAATCTTTTATATATCTATGTAAAGAGTGATGAATTCCTTAAACATCTTAATTTGATGTATTATAGAATGCATCCAGATGGGATTGAAAGAAGAATAGATAAAGATAAAGATAAGCATCTGATAGGGCAATATATTTATTTAAGATCTCCCATAACTTGCGCTTCTGCTGCAAATGGTAAAGGTGTATGTTTTAAATGTTATGGTGATCTTGCTTATTCTGTATTTGATGTAGAAGAACATGTTGGAGTTAATATTGGACGTATTGCTGGAGAGATTGTCACTTCTATATTGACTCAGAAACAATTGTCTGCAAAACATCTTTTGGAAGCTAAAATTGAAAAGATTATATGGAATGATGATTTCTATAATTTCTTCGATATTACTACCAATGTAATTCAGTTAACTTCCGAAATAGATTATAAAGATTATAGAATGCTGATAGATCCGGATTCTATTGAGCTTGAGAATGAAGAAATTGGAGATGTTTCTGAAGACGATGAAATATCTGCAGCTTTGTCATTTAATGAGTATATTACAGAATTCGATGTACTAAAAGTTAGTACAGGTGAAGTATTCCATATTTCAAATAATAGGGATGAGCATCTGTATTTAACAGAGGAGCTTAATGCTTTAATCAGGAAAAAAGGAGAGCCTATCGATGATAAGATTGCTATAGGATTCTCTGAAATTAAAGATTTTCCGTTATTTGTTATGATTCTCCAGAATAATGAGATCACAAAGACTCTTAATAAACTTAAGAGACTTTACAATAAAGCAGATAATGTAAAAAATAAAACAGTTGGCAATCTATTCCAAGAAATACTAGAAGCAAGTATTGAAGGCGGAATGGGTGTATCTGCTGTTCATTATGCTATTTTGCTTATGAACCAGATACGAGATGCAGATGATGTATTCTCCAATCCAGATTGGCATTATGATAATCCTAGATATCAGATATTAACGTTAAACGAAGCATTAAACTATAATCCTTCCGTAACAATTTCTCTATCTTATCAAAAGATAACTAAAATATTCTATAGCCCTCTAACGTATAAAAAGAATGGTTCATCTTTTATGGATCTATTCTTTATGAAAACTCCTCAGAGAGTGATAAGAGGCATTGATACTGAACCCATTAAGGCTCAAATCAATCCTGGAGAGCTTTGGGAACCTGTCAAATTCTTAGAGGATGCCAATAGAATAACTGTAGAAGATATTGAAACTGGCAATGAAGTTGAAGATGAAGAATAATCTCATAAAACGGTAGGGTGTTAATTCCTACCGTTTTATTTTTAAATTTGAATGATATATTATAATAATAGTGAGGCACTATACCCGATATTTATATAATACAAACAAAGGAGATGCACACATTATGAACAAAACCACTATTATTCCAAAACAAAGAGACATCGTGTCCGTAAAGAACAATCGCAATTATTACTCGATTTACCTTGTTACTTTCGTTGACAGCAACGAATATTTCTCCGGATACCGGATTTTTAGCGGCAAGAAATACGCCAACGATCTTAACAGAATACCAAAAGAATATCTTAATAGCGAATTTGATGGATATGTTAATGTATTCAATGGAGCAGCATCCATCAAATTGGAGTATATAAATAAGGCGATTAACACTTTGCCTGATGAAATATACTTCAAAGTTGTTCAATCTGCTATTTCTGTATTGGTTGGAAATTATGAGGTTGAAAACAATGGGATATGCAAACTCAAGCCTATGAATCCTGTAAAGGTAACTACCACTGTTTCTATGGAGCAATTCTTTACTGGATTGAGCCAGCCTACCGCTAGTGTAGCGAAAAAGAAAGAAAAAGTCAAAGATATCGAAATCGAAAATGTCAATATCAAAGAAGTTATCGAAAGATATAAAACTTTGAAAGATAGCAACGATCGAGTCAATTTTATCTTTGATGAATTCGCAGAGAACGGAAGAATTTCTCCATCCCGTGTATTTGGGATAATCTTTAAAAACACTCAGCCTGCGAGAAAGATTCCCAAAAACTCTATTTTCATTAATAAGGAGGAATTTCTTCTTATTTATCATCAGTCCATTAAAACTATTGAATCTTACGATAATTTTGAAAACTACATTGGGGACAAGATGCACGTTATTTCTAAAACATCTTTGATGAATATTAAAAATATCGTGAGTTCCTTATATAGCGGCTTGTATTACAGCAAAAACAAATCAAGCGGATATACAAAAGATAGTAATTTCTATCAAGTAATTCAAAATTATCTAAATTCTGATATGACAAAGGAGGAAATTATTAAACTTCATCCTGATAAAGCGGAAAAAATCAAAGACTATTTTTACGCCCATAACAAAAACGCCGGGATGATTTTAACAACTAAAAGGATTGGCAGGCTCATTGCATCTGGAGATAAAGAAATTTCTGCAATTGGAAATTATCTGAAGTCTCATATTCATGATCTATCCCTAATAATAGAGGGAGAGATCACCGATTACCCTGAAGGAATTGATTGTGACAAAATTATTATGTATGCTATCTTCTGTCATAAAAGTAGTTATTATTTGGAAGATATTTGTACTAAATTGTCCGATTATATGTCCACCACTGAAGGGATTATTAATCTGAAGGGTTTAAAGGAACTTGGAGATACTTCTATTAAGAATACTCGTTCCCTCGTTTGGTGTTCTAAAATAAAGAATGCTAAATTTGACTATATGGATCTTAAGAGATCCATATACGGATTTATCTACTGCAAGTCTGCCATCACTAAAGAAAGCTATATAAATTACCTCAGACAGTATTATAAAGATAACTTAGATATATCCAATGCCTTATTTGATAATGCTGTACGTGACATTAAGAAAAACTTAGGTCAATTGAAGGTTTATCTTAATGAGGAATATGATAACTTCTTTAGTGATACAAAGAAACCTACAGATCTCATTACCAATTAAACCACATGCATATAAACGGGGATATGAATATCCTCGTTTATTTTTTTTTGTATTGTATTCGTAATTTAACTTGCTATTAAGTTTTCACATAGAAGGGAGTTATTATTCATGAACCTAAATAATGGGAATAGGTTGTTTAACGTTGTTAATGAAAATCAATTAACTAGTATTCTTTCTCATTATAATACAGAATTTGTTCTTTCTATAGTAGACAATGCTATAGTTTCCAGATTTAATACAAATGCTATTCTTAGACAGCCAAACGTAGTAGCAGCATGGGAACAGAACTTCAAACAGCTACTATCAGATTTTGAAGACTCTTCTTCTTCCAAACAGCAAATCCTACAAGTTAGAGAAGATACATATAAAGAAATTATTGCAAAGATTTGTAATGAATTCCAACTCAATTTTACTATAGATGAAAATATTGATTGGTATTCTGCTGCATTTTATCTTTATGATTTCTTTGTATCTAATTTTAATATCAATTTAACTAATTTCTTCTCTAGCTATATTTATAAAGAACGATCCGATATTTATGATTCTATGGATCTCGCATCTTTTAGAAAAAATAAAGATAGTTCTACATTATACGGAAAGAAAACATATAAAGATATTAAGCTAGCTATTATCAGTTCTAATGCTGGATTTGTAATTGATAATCTATGTGGTATTGATATTAGTTTGGCGGATATCTTTAATGTATTGTACAAGCAGAAAGAATTGGCCTATTATATGTCTACTTTGGTTACATCCAAAGGAGATTTCTTTAAAGATTATTTTGCAAGCATTCTAAATACTCCTATAAGACCTATTTTATTAACTGAAATAAGAATGCAAATTAATGCAATTGCAATGTCACATGATAATCCTATTGAAGATATTGAAGATCAAGAATAATTTATAAAGGAGATATAAACCATGAACGAAAATATGGAACTGAATAACCTCGATGAACTGGTAAAAGCTGCATCAGAAAATGCAAGAAATAATGAAGACATTTCACATCTGAGAGAGATTCAGGCTGCTAAAGACCATTATGAAAAGGATATTATCGAAGCTACAGAAAGGTATACAGTAAAAAATGATGGCAAACCTGATTTTAGCCATCCTATGGCAAATGAGTTAAAAGAGACTGATCTGCCTATTGATCAAATTGATAAGCTAGAAGAGAAAAATAATCAAAATGCAATTGAATCTGTAAAGGGTTCTGCTGCTGGTTTTGATCTTACTGATGATGAAGCAGAGAATATAGCTAAACTTATTATTCTCTATAAAAATAATAAGAGAATGAACGTTTATGCAGAAATGATTCCTTCCATGAAGGCAAGAATCAATAAACTCTGTTTCGAGTCTTCTATTCCTATTACGGAAGCTAATAATGTAGCTAGATATATGATGGATCAGTTCTTGTCTACTGCTTCAGAAGATGAAGAATTTGTAGATATCGAAAAATCTCTCGAGGAGGCTATGAAGATTCCTAGTCTTATTGATATCTATACTGAGCATGTCAATGAGAATATGAATATTCGTCTTCCTGCAATGGCAGAAGAGATTAGAAAGACCGATCCTGAGAAGGCAGACTTGCTTCTGAAAGTCTGTGATCAATATAATAATGCTTTCTTGTTCTCTAAACTTAGAGACATGTATGATGAAAAATCTGGATTAAGAAAATCCGTTAGAAAGAAGTATCAGCCTAGTGATATTGATACTTATTGTAGACGAGTAAATTATTATAACGATAAAACTAAATTTAAAATGCCTGATGCTACTCCTATTCTTGGTATTGTATCCAATTTGTTTGAGAGGGATAAAAACATTTATCCTTCTGATGTAGCTAAATTTACTACTCTACTTTTGGAAGCCATTTCTTATCTTAATTTGGATGATTTGCTTGATGCCGCTTTCGCATATTATTTGCTGAAAAATGTATCTATGCTTTCTTATGTTGGAGATAAACTAAGCGATTTCTCTGCGGAACTTATTAGTAATATCAAAATTACTATTTACTATATCCGTATAAGAGAGGATGAGTTTAATGAGCGAAACTCCTCAGACCTGTCAAAATCTGGGAATAGCAATAAGCGGAAAAAGAGAAATAAATCTAAATAATTACATTTCTTTTACCTCTTATTTAGACTTAAATGAATGCGATAATAAATTTACAACTACAAATATCTTTGTAGGAGGAGTATATAAAGTTACATGGTATGATATTAATAATCAGACTATGATTACTAATAAAAATATTCATGTAACTAAAATTAATTCTAATATGATACAAGGGCAATATATTAAAGATAATTGTCCTAAAGAATGTTTATGTAGACACAGAGAAGATCTGTATGATTATATCACAGCAGTTACGGTAAATATTCCCTTAAATAATATTTATTCAATAATTGATATGTCTGAAGCAGATCCAGATGAATGCAAAGAGGTGATGAAAGTGTCTATTCTTGGTATATCTACGGAGTTTATTCGCTCTGTAATCATTAGACTTCGTATTTATAGTGACAATGTAGATACCGAAGTCACTACTGTAGATATGGAAGTTGGTAAGACTTACAATGTACAGTATTTTGATCAAAAAGATCATACAATGTATGAAATCGAAGGCGTTCTGGAAAATATCAATATAGATAGACATTTTGGTGACGAACCCCCTCAAACAGGATTTGTTCGCCCAGAATGTTCCAACCCTGAACAAGTTGGTATTGCTGGAATGGTCTATTACAATCAAGATCATTTTATGGATTTACCTAAAGACTGTCCAGAAAAAGTTGTATTTATATTTGATACTTCTAAATTTACAGATGCTACACATGATTTTGTACGACTTGTAGATATTAGAGATATATATGAGGTGGAAATAGATGGAGAAGATCCTGATACTGGCAGTGATAGTGGTGATTCTAAGTGTTGTAATAATTGCCCGTTTATGAATCCTCCTGAAATGCCAGATACTCCCGATTGCGAGCCTCCTTTTAATCCTTCATTTCCTTTTATGCCTCCTCCCCCTCATCACGAACCTAAACCCATGCCTTATCTTATTCCTCCAAAATCAATCATTGTTTCTGACGATGTAGCTTGTGAAGTTACACCAAATGGAATAGTATTATTTAAAGATAAGCATGGAGTAGAAATTAATAGGATTTCTATAGAAGGTCTTGTTGTAGAATATGCTAAAGATAAATATTAAAATAAAACCCCATGAGCTCTTATAGCTCATGGGGTAGTATATTCAACAATATATTAATCCATAAAGAAGGAGGTCATAATAAATGCCTGTCATTAGTGCTGAGCCTATTCAGGCTCAAATATATCGCGTTTCATTCATGCTATGTCAGGGTGTAATCGAAAATGTTATGGTTTCTCCAGATGGATTGTACTCAATTTACTATATCAAAAATGGTAGAATGGTCAATGCATCTGGTCGAATTGTTAACATCGTTCAGAATAGAAGAGCTCCTGATAATAGCTATATTCTATTTGATTATTCTTTAGATAATAGTAGTAGAAGAGAAAGAATTCTTTTCTATCAAATTCAATTAATTAAAGACATTACTCCCAACGATGCCTATGCTATTGCAGTTAAACATGGTTTTGTTGGTACAGTAGAAGATTGGCTTATATCTCTTAAAGGAGATCCCGGTAAAGACAACTATCAACTAGCTGTTGATGCTGGATTTGAAGGATCTCTTGATGAATATTTGGAAAGTCTTAGAGGAGAACCTGGTTTGTCTGCATATGAAATTGCAGTTAAACATGGTTATCAAGGCTCTGAAGTTGAGTGGCTGGAGAGTGTTGGAGACAATACTCAAATTAAGAAAAGACTTGAAGAAGTTGAAGATCGTATGAGATGGGTCAATGGAATGAGAGTCTAACGCTCAACATGTAATTAAATATTCCTACAAGGAGGAATGATAAATATATGGCTGGCGAAATGATGAGATGGCATATTGTAACTTCTAAAGAATATGCCAATGGTGTTGCAGTAGATCATGATATGTACTTCTTGTCTGATACTAATGAAGTGTATCGTGGTAAAAATCTATACTCTGCTGCTGTCAATATGTATGATGATAGCCTTCCCACAAATCCTGCTAAGAATCGTCTTTATATCAATAAGACTACTTTGGCTGGTAAGATGTGGGATGGTGAAAACTGGATCGATTGTCTAAAGGGTGTTGTTGATAGCATTACCGAAGATGGGGGCAATCCTGTTACTGGCAGAGCTGTCACTCAATATGTTTCTGGGCAGATCGAGAAACTTCTCTCTAATCTCGAATATGATGAAATTGAGCATGTAATTACAATTACAAATAACGATGGATCTACTAAGACTATTACTCTAAGCGGCCTTGCTTGTAATATGACTTATGTAGACAATAAACTCATTCTATTAGATGCTTCCGGCAATTCTATTGGCGATCCTATTAATTTGGATATCGAAAGATTTGTTACTGGAGCAGAATATAACGCTGAAACCAAATGTATCTATATCTATTTTGATGGCAAAACTGGTGAGGAGTCTAAAGATAAAATTGAAATTCCTGTTGGGGAACTTGTCAATATTTATACTGTAGGCTCTACTAGTTCTATTTCTATGAAAATGGTAGACAATCAGATTACATCCGATCTTAAATTGTCTGCTGCAGAAAAGAACGCTGCAAGTATTAATGAAGACGGTATCTATGTACCTAAAGTCGAAGTGGTTGCGGCTGCTGAAGCTGCTGCAACTCTAGAAGAAGCTTCTGATGAAAAGGCTGCTTCTGAAAAATTGCTTGCAAGTATGTTTGTATGGAAAACCTCCATGTAAAATAACATCTAAGTATAGAGTGGAATTCATATGTTGAATTCTTATCTTTATAAAAAATTCAATTAAATAAGAAAGGATTGATATTGTTATGCTTAATTGGTATGCAATTGAATCTACTGCTTACTATGCCGCTGATACTTCTTCCCTGTCTAATGAGAATCTGTATTTCCTGACCGATACTCATGAGATCTATCGCGGCGCCGTTCCCTTTACTGATGCCGTTGTTCTGTATACTGGCGCCAAGCCCGCTAGCCCCGCTCGTAAGAAGATCTACATTGATACCGCTACTCTGAAGGGTGAGGTTTACACCGGCACTGAGTGGGTTACTGTCATCAAGCCTGTTGTCAGCACTGTCGTTACTGATGGTACCGATCCTGTCAACAGCGCTGCTGTTATCGCTTATGTCCAGGAGCAGATTCAGAATGTTACTGGTTCTGACGGTCTGGTTTCTGGCGTTACCTACGATAAGGGTACCGTTAAGATGACTGTTACCATGGCTGACGGTTCCTCTTCCAATATCGTTCTGGAAAGCCTGGGTACTCAGCTGGCCTATGACAAAGCTACTGGTCTGCTGCAGCTGAAGGATGTCAATGGTACTGTTCTGGGCACTGGCATCAACCTGGATCTGGAGCGTTATGTCAAGGGCGCTACTTATGACGATACTAACAAGAAGATTATCATGTGGTTCGACGACGCTGAGAGCGCTGAAACTTCCACTGATAAGATCGAGATTCCTGTTGGTGATCTGGTTGATACCTACACTGCTGGTAATACTGCTACCATCGCTATGACTGTTACTGGCAACCAGTTTACTGCCAATGTGATCGCTTCTGCCGCTGAGGGCAACGTTGTTGAGCTGAAGGAAGACGGTATCTATGTTGCTGCTACCGATCTGTCCAATTATCAGACTCTGGTTGCTAATGCCAACACCACTGCTATTCCCATGCTGAATGCCCAGGGTCAGATCGTCAATGGTACTGTCTCTGTTGGTGGCGTTACTCTGGCTGAGACTCCCAATGCTACCACTCTGGCTACTGAGCTGGCTGTTAGCACTCTGGTCTCTTCCACTAAGGCTACTATCGATGAGAGCCTGGCTAATAAGATGAACCTGGTTGCCGGCGCTGCCGAGAACAATGTTGCTACCTTCGCTACCAATGGTCAGGTTAAGGATAGTGGTAAGGTTATTGGTGGTGCTACTCTGGCTGCGACTCCCAATGAGAACACTCTGGCCACCGAGGCTGCTGTTAAGGCTGCTGTTGATGCTGCTGTTGATGGCGCTCTGTATGATTCCGATATCGCTACCACTCTGACTGCTGGTTCTACCGACGCTCAGGTTGCTAGCGCCAAGGCTGTCTACGACCAGCTGACTTGGAAGACTGCTCTGTAATCTTAACTGATTATTTGGCTAGGATAGCTCGAAAGAGCTATCCTAGTTCTATTTTTGATATATTCACATTTAATTAATCATACTAAATGAGGTGATTAATAATGGAAAATTCCAATATACTGGTTCAATTTAGAACTTGTTATGCTTCTAACTTAGACGATCAAGAAATTATTCCTGGTTCTATAATTGTTTGCTCTGATACGGGGCGTGTATATCATGATACTTTAGATGGAGAAAGAGTCCCTGCTGCAGAAGCCATTGAATATTACAATACAGAAGCAGAGAGATTAGCAGAGCTTACTCCTCAGGCCGAAGTTTTGTATATTGTTAAAGAAAATGGTAAAATGTATATATTTACAAGCAACTGGGTTTGTTTGAATAAAGATACTATTTTCTTTACAATAGATAATATTGAAATTCCTGCTACAGGATCTTCCGTAGTTATCAATGATGAACGAATTAAATCTATATCTTCTATAGAATTTGTTCCTATTCCTGCATTGGTGGATATATTTAATGGATGCACTGTTAGTACTTCAGTAGCAAACGGATCTGTTACTATTTCTACCAATTGCAATTATAGTATGATCGGAAAGTTAAATGTAACTTCTATTGCTTAAATTAAACAATTGGAGTGAATATTAATGGCTTATAACGTACCTAGTTTCTTAAAAAAAGACGGAGACTCATTAATATTTAATAAACCCGGAGAATTCATCTTTTATGTGCCGGAGATTTACTTTGATAGAGGAGATGCTCTGGTAGTTGGCGAATTCATCAATATCATTGGTATTATGGATTATGCTATATTCGATGAAAAAGGTAAGACTGATGGTTTGAAAAGATTCTATTTTCCTACAGTATTTCTTACCAAACCTTCATCTATGGATAAACAGAAAAATGTAAAACTAACTAAATCGCAACCTGCTACAGATTATAGACTTCTAAGATATAAACAAGGTGATACTATTGTAGTATCAACAAGAGTACCGCAGAGTCCTGCAAATATCGAAGATTTCTATAAAATCTTTCTAAATGCAAAACTTCCTACTACAATTCCTGTAGGAAAACTTCAAGACTATTTCATTGATAACGTGAATTATAATGGTGAGGATTATGGTGTTAGTATCCAAGTATTCGGTTTTATAATCGGAGAAATGGCTAGAGATCCGAATAATCTTCACAAAGCATTTAGACATACTAACTATACAGATCCTACAGCTTATAGATGTATGCCTATTACTGATTTGCCTAAATATATTTCTCCTACTCAATCTATTACAAGTCAAAACTGGGATAATGCCATAATAGGTGCTATTATGAATCCTAGTGATGTTGATTCTCCTATGGAGAAACTCTTGATGGGCTAACCAATCAAATGCTTATGATTAACATAGAAGTAAAGCTATATAAAGCGAATTATGCTTGTAAAAGCTTATTCTTATAAAAAGGAGGAATAATCTCTTATGTATCCTACAACGATTGTTACCTGGGAAGATCAAAGTGATATTAGATCCCCAGAAATTGCAAACGTTCGTACTATGCCTCTTTATGCAACTGTCATTACTTCTGATAAGGGTAGAGAAGACTGGGTACGTCTTTCTGGCGAAGAGTGGTTCGACATGTATGCGGTGAATAACACCGTTGATTTCGAGCGTCATGGCCAGGCTCTGCTTCAGGCTGCGGCTGCTATTGAAGCTGGTGCTGAACTTCTGTGTAAGCGTGTTGTTGCTGAGGATGCTAATCTTGCTAACTTGGCTGTCATCGCTACCACAACCGAAAAGACAGTTCAAACTGTAATTAATGCCAACTATTTTGCTAGTGCTGAAGCCGCCAATGAATATCTAGGAGTTACCGATTCTGTCGATAATGGCACTATGTTTGTCAAATTCGATCAGCCTGTTGGTACAGATAGATATCTAATTAAGGTTAAATATCCTGCTGGTCAGGTTTATAGCATTCTCGGTGGTAATGGTACTAATTCTTCTCATACCAAGCTCTATTGGAGAACTGATAATGACTCTCAGTATGATTTTAAACCTGCTGGAGTTTCTTATCCTGGTACTCCTAATGGTGTTTATACTATTAGTATCTTCACCTATACTGATGATACTCTTGCTGCTGGTTCTTTGCCTGCAGTTGAACCTACTAATCTAACTCTGATGTCTGAAAGCACTTTTGTTATTAATAATAGCGATGGAAGCAACCAGACTTCTGAGATTGAGGTTCCTGAGGGTGGAAATAAGGTTACTACCGTTTCCTATTCTTTCCTGTCTGCCACTGGTTGCAGAACTAAAGATGAGGTTCTGGCTAGTCTGAATGTTTCTATTGACTCTCTGAAGATGTCTGTCGAAGAGGGTTCTGGAGTGTATCCTCTGTGGGTCTTCTTTGATAATGGTCGTGGTGAATCTAAGAAGCGTATTAGAATTACTGCCAACCATCAGCTATCTAAGACCCAGCCCAATTATTTCATGTATGATATCAATGTTATCGAATCTGGCAAAACTTTCGATAGCATTCACTTCTGTATCGATCCTACTATGGTATCCGGAGATTCCAATATCTCCATGCAGTATCAGGTCAATAACTACTCTAATCAGATTGAGTGTTACCAGTTTGATTCCGATCTATTGGCCTTTATGGACACCATGATGGCTGCTACTGGTCTGCCTGAGTCTGAAGCTATTGGCATGGACCTGCTGTTTGGTACTAATAAGAAGGGTAAGCCTATTGCTGGTATTGCTGTCGATACTGTTGCTGGTGTTGATATTGCTATTAGCACTGGTCAGCTGCTGCAGAATGGTTCCAATGGTTCTTTCGGTGATTCTCCTATCACTTCTGAAAGTTATGGTGCTCTTGTAGCTAAGGCTTTTGCTGGTTATGTAGTTGATCCTGATACCAATGAGGCTAGCATTCTGACTTATGCTGATGGTGTCTATGATCCTCGTATCTATGACGTTGATCGTTATAAGATTGATGCTGTTCTAGACGCTAACTATCCTAAGATTGTTAAACGTGCTATTGAGCAGCTTGCCATCTTCCGTGAAGACTTTATGTACTTCCGTGATCTTGGTACTAAGTGCAATACTCTGGATCTTATAATTCTTGAGGACTTCGAAAACCTGAAGAGTAAATTCTGTAGCACTTATTGCACTTATTACGATATTATCGATCCCTATAGCAAAAAGCAGATCACCGTTACCATGATGTACACTATGGCCAAGAAGCTTGTCCAGCAGTTCAATAATGGTAGAAATCTGCCTATTGCTGGTATTAAGTATGGCTTCATTATCGATGAGGCTATTAAGAACACTCTGGGTTTTGCTCCTGCTATTTGCCCGGGCGTTAATCAGAAAGAAGATCTGTATGATCTGCGCATCAACTATGCTACTTACATTGATGATGAACTGGTCATTGAGTCTCTGTATACCTCCCAGGAGCGTTATACTCAGTTGAGCTTTGCCAACAACGTTATCGCCGTTCAGGAGGTTATTAAGAAGATTCGTACCAAGTGCCCCGCCATTCGTTATTCCTTTATCGATGGTGATGACCTTGAGAAGTATAAGGCTGAGGTTGAGGAGATTATTGCTCCTTACAAGTCTAACTTCAGATCTCTAACGCTGACGTATATGCAAGATCCTTATTACACCGAGAATAAGATCTTCTATGCTACTCTGGCAGTTCAGTTCCGTGATTTCGTTCAGACCGAGTACTTTAAGATTGTTGCTCTTGGCAGTCAGGTTAATACCAGTGCTGCCCTGCAGTCTTAAATACACAATCTTAAAGAAAGGAGTGTTTAAATAATGAGTCGCTTCTATATGTTTAATGACCTTAAGGAACCTCGTGATGTAACTGCTTACACACTGTTCCGTGGTACAACTGACTTTACCCAGCTTCAGCAGTTCGATCTGTTTAAGTCTGGCTATCCCTATCTGATCATGGTTTCTGCTCCTAAGTTCATTGAGAAAATGGCTGAAACCGATGAGAAGGTTCGTAAACTGCTTGCTTCTTATAAGCATATTATCGAGTGTGAGTTCCTTGGTTTCGATTCTGGTCTTCAGAATATTGAAATTGAGACTGGTGAAATTAGTAACGGTCAGCAAGCAATTAATCTGATTACCAAGACCAATGCTCCCTCTGGTATGACTGTCAGCATGTCCTATAAGGAAAAGGCTGGTGGTACTATTACCAAAATGCATGAGCTGTATCTGCGCTCTATTTCTGATACCGCTTCTACCTTCAAGACCTACAACGGTCTGATTGGTTTCAATAGCGATCAGATTGATCCTGCAGATGCTGGATTCCATAAGGAATGCTTCAGCTTCCTGTACATGCATACTGATGACACTGGTTTGCTGCTTGAAAGAGCTGCTTATCTGACTTGTTGTCAGCCCACTTCTGCCCAGCTTGAAATCTACAATGGCAAGCGTGGCGAAGTTGCTTTCCAAGACATCTCTGTTGAATTCAACTGTTTCCCCATTATGAGTGAGACTATTAATGCTAAGGCTAAGGAAATCCTTGACTGGATGAATAACGAGGCCAATGCTAATATGGTTCATCGTAATAGCTGGAACTACAACTACGAGGGCATTAATGATGCAGCCTATGGTCTGAATCAGAGCTCTCTGGTTGGATAAAGAGATTTCTTCCTCAATATAGACGGTCTTTAATAGACCGTCTATATATTTTGTTTAACATACAATTAGGGGTACGGTAAGCTTTTTCATAATGAGTCCTCCTATAAAATAGAATTGCACGTAGAGTCCACAACTCTACGTGCAATATATTTATTCTTCATTATTTTGTTTAATTTTTGCCTCAGCTTGAGCTCTCTTAAGAATAGCTTCATGTTTAGACAAATCGACATGAGAACCAATATAATATCTAAAGAGCATGTCTTGATAGATAGTTTTAACGTTCTCATCCGGTTCACTTGCCAATTCAAGTTCAGTAATGGACTGAATAAAGTTCTTAGTATTATCAACAAGCTGATTGGTATTTGTCATAGTAATAAACATGGGAGGAGGTAGTTGAACCTCTAGTTCTACATTCTCTTTGAACTCATAGTTATAAAGTTTAGTAATAAATGTAGAAAGAAATACTTGGAATAGAGACTGTCTCTTAAACACCTTTCTTAAAAACTTAGAGTTACTCATAGAAAGCTGCATCGCATAATCAATAGACTGTCTCGTCTGAATTAGCTCAAAAGGAACATCAGTAGCATTAACAGCCATCTCTTTCAACTGCTGCATTTGCTCAGTATTATCTGTAAACTGCTGTCCAGGAATGACATCAATTTGCAGAGGGGAATCTCCAGAAGCACTAGTAGGCACAATGTAATCATTAAACTTACCAGTTATATTTAATACGTTATTAATAGATTGGAATTGTCTTAAACCAAAGTTTCCTTGTTTCAGTTGTTGAATGGTATTCATTAAGGTTTTAGCAATATTCTGTTCAACTTGCTGTTTTACATAAAATACCCGCTTATCTTGACCTCTGACCATATGTGCAATTGCATCAGTAATATACATAGTTGCATATATCTTAGCAGGCACCATAGCTTTATCAAGATCAGAAATTCCTCTATGAGTGATTTTATCCATTTTAAAGTAAACATGGATCATATCCTCCGGAGGAACAAAGGTAATTCTCATCTTATTCATACTAGGAGTATTGAATAGATCATTATACTTAAGAATCATATAGATCTCTTCACGGAGATCTTGATTGTTTTGTACAAATTCTTTATTAATAAAATTAGATAGCTGAGCTGCAATATATCTAATCATTTCCTCTTGTCTAGAACCCTCAATATTGTTGAAAGGAGCATTTACTCCAGAATTGCTACCTCTAAGAGTAGTGAGAGTATCAGACATTACATTTGTGAATCCCTGGAATGCATCATCCATATTATCAGAAGTTCCAGTAAATTCAAGATAATAATAACCAAGACAAGAATTATTTGTTCCCATATATACTGGAATAACATTTTCTCTTCTAGGTTTAGCAATTACACAACCAGGAACAGATACTTTGACTTCTTTATGCTCTTCTTTTGTTTTGTAAGGATCATTAGATACTAAACCATCAGAAGAAATAGAATTCATAGTATCTTCAAGACCATTAATAGATAATTCTCCAGATTTCTTATCTTTCTTTACAATAACAAGTTTTTTATCTCCAGCTTCATTAATAACAGATTCTCTAAAAGCTTCAGACATAGATTGCGACATCTTATTCTTATTCTTATAACCAACCTGAGTATCTCTAACAAAGCTTTCAATTATACCAGATCTACAAAGTTCAATTTTCATATTAAATGTAGAATTATCCTGAATGATAGGTTGCATTGAACTTGTAGGAGGCATAGATGTTTTATTACCATCTTTATCTATAACAAAAGTCTCAGTAAGAATTTTACCATTGTGACTATATACTACTTCATCAGTAGAATTAATAGTAAAACCCTTATTAGATAGATTTAATATATATTCTTCAGATCCTTCTCCAATAGCGCTTTCCTGAATTGGAGGAACCATTCCAGCATCGATAGCATTAGGTTTATTAGTCAATAATCTAGATAATGCAGTACTATAAGGTACTACATAGATAAATTGCTCACCATATTTAGAAGCATTGTCATATACTTCATCGATAAAAGTCAAAAGATCATAATTCTTTTTAAGATCTTTACATCTTTCACTAAATGTAGCATCATCAATAAAAGATCCTGTTGAAGTAATAGTAAGAAAGTCTTTAGAGAAATGATCTGCAGAAAGAACACCTTCTTTCTTAATCTCTAAAGCTTCTAATAAATCAGGGAAATATTTACATACAGCATCAATCTCATCATCCAATTCACGAAGATATCTATTCTGCATAAAGTTTGCATAGAAATCTTCAAATCCAGCCACATCCGTGAATAAACTATCCAATCCAGATGATGTGTATCCAGATACATTGGTTTTTAATTTATTATCCAAATCCAATCTGGCATATAGCTTAGAGACACTAGGAACACCGACAGTGCTCATATTGTGTCTAACTATTCTATCAATATTTGAATTAATATTGGCAACCAGATTGTCTAACTCTTTATTTCCAGTAGGCTCATTATAATAAGTATTCTTATATAATGAATCTATATTCTTTTGAATTGATGTAGTAAGATCCTTAATATCTTTAGAATCTTTTCTGCTTAAAGGCGGCATAATATCACCTCAAATCAATTTTACTGTAATGTTCCCTGAGTACCTAAATGCAATAAATTACAAAAAAAAAAGAAGGGGTAAGTAGCTTTACCCGATCTTTTTCGTCTTTCGACTTGCATAGTCATTCATATCAACCAGTCGCTTCTTTTCGCAATAATATAGACTGCTAATAAATATACTATTGCTACTCCTCTATTGAGGATGGCCATATTTGACCAAATCCGGAGCTATGCCGTTTCATCCGCACGATATTACCAAAATACAGCTATATTTTGATAATATGTTGATATGGGGCTACATAGATGAATGCCCTCTCTCACATCTACGCCAGTCTACTCTCATCAACGTTCAATAAGACCAGAATACTAAACGTTTATAGATTACTCAGAATCGATAAAGCTACTTATACGATTTATCCTTTCATCAATATTATAATATATAATTATTATAATAAGCTTTTACGATTAAAAAAAAATATATAGGATAGCTATGCTATCCTATATATTTAAAAACATTGCATAAGTCGATTCTTTAAAGAATGGTATAATTGTAGGTATTGGACTTTTCTTTTTTGTAGTGATAAAAGAAGCTTCAAATACTCCTGGTTTGTCTATTCTATCTCTTATAACTACAGTAAGCTCATCGGCTTTATTAAGATTAAATAAATTTTTAAATATCATCATACCATAATTCTTACCATTCATATTTGTAAGCCTAAGATATTTTCGTCCATTGCTAGCTTTATTATCAAATACCGTTCTAATAGTAGAATTGTTTTCTAAATTACCAAATAATTGCAATTCTCCTAAATATTTATCAATAGATTTTTTGGCAATTACAAGATTAAATATCTTTCTTACAGTAAATTCTTCTACCTCTGGACTATACATAAGAAGATAATCAATAGGTTGAGTCCCACTCAATACACACCATACAGAATTTATCATACTAAGCTCATAATTAAAATGATCTTTAGCTGTATCTGTAGGAAGCATTAACCATGGTAGGTCTTTATATATCATAAAACTTCCATACTGCTTTATGATAGTCTCATTTAACAATAGGATATCAAAATATATAGATTGAGGGATATAATATACTTCTGGTATATCTACTACATGTAGTGCATATCCCTCTTCATTACAAGCATACATCTTATGAGACAATGCATCTATATAATAGTAATGACATCCTTTCATTTGTTTTGCTATAGTATAAAATATATCAAAATTCTCAAATACTATATGATCAGAATTTTTGATTCGGGTAAATTGCCACATGATTCAAAAACTCTCCAATCTTTTCTTTATTCATTTCAGGCTCAAAAATCACAGGAGCCCATCCGCCTTCCATAAATTTAACAGGTTGCCAATATTGCCTATTAGCGTTTTCATCAAATCCATACATAATAGTAGGTTTAAGAATAGTATTGAAATACCAAATCGTATGTTTAACGAGATCTTCAACACCGTATAAACCAAACCAACGTTTACCAACCATAATCCAATTATGAGTATGGTAATCTTCAAAGAAGCTTCCGCCTCTAGTCCAATGTTCAGAATGTCTTCTATTTTCTTGATCATGAATTTGATCGGGAATAATAAGCATACCAAATTGAGTATTCATTGCAATATTGAATTGGATAATAATATTTGGATATAGTGATTTATACAAGTTGTTCAGTATAGGTCGTTAATCTATACTCGTTCATAAAAGAACTGCTATATGTCACCATATAGATCAGACTATATCTTCATCCTTTATTAGGATGCCCTCCATTTCGACTCACTTGAGTCTACGTCTTTTGACTAGTCGTTGAACTTTCTTTATAGATACGAATAATATTTAATTCACCAATTAGATATTTTCTTGCTTTGCTATAAATATTTTTGTTATAACTTATACCAATATTATTACAAATACTTCTTATAATACTAGACATACTTTTTTCAGACAAATCAGATTGAGTTATAGAATCTAAAGAATTTTGAAATATTTTAGATTTACTATAATCTACTTCTTTAGTATATATGACTTTATCATCTATATTATTTTTTTTATCTCTTATATGTCTACCAAACTTTGAACGATAATAACTTCTAGTTGCATTATGAGGTAATTCATAAGTCTTAATCAATTTTTCTAATGAATTAACCGTCATAGGCTTATTTATTAATTTCTTTTGATCTTCAGTAAGAACTTTAGTTCTTCTTACATCATAATCTGCAATATTGTCTATAGTTATAGGTTTTGAATGGTCTATAACATAATAGTTTCTTCTAGTGTTATAATTATTAAAATCGAAGTTATATACCATAAGTTTTGGTATAGATAAAGTATCTGCAGTAACTAATGTGCTAAAAGACATCATATAATTACCAGGATAGAATTTTTGTTTTGAAATTCTATTAATAGATTTCTTATAAATTCTAGCATAATTACTTATAAGATATCTTTCTTCTAATTTATAGTCAAAGTCTGTTTTATATGATTTACATGGGATAAAGTATTCATCATCATAAATTTTATCCACTTTTAATTCTTCTGGTGTATACTTTTTAAATTCCATTTAATTCGCCTCCATAAAGCTTAGCTGCTGATTGTCTATATTTACTGTAAAGTTATCATATAGATTTTCCAGCAATTAAAAGGGTTTTCACTAATCTATTACTAGATTAGGCGACTATACAATAATCGAAATCATCCAAATTATTAAATACCAATATGGGATATCCATTAATTTTTAATTTTGAATAATTAGATACCTTTACCGGATCTGCAACAAATGCTCCAGGGAATTTAGCATCAGGTCTTTCATTGAATTTATTGAAGTTGTTTCCCATTATTAAACCTTCTTCATAAAATTCTTTACGACCTCTATTTGCCAAATATACAGTTTGTCGATGAACCTTCGAATATCTGGTATTGTTAACTATAGATTTACTAAAAGTATAATCAATATCATTACATACACTTTCAGTACAATATTGCGCTATAGTATCCATTACGTTATAATATACAAAAGTTTTATAATTCTTATAAGGTAATTGAACTACACTATTTGTAATATCTTTATAATCTAATTTGTGAACTTTAGATACCAAATATGCTATATAATCTAGACCAAAAGATAAAGGTCTAGTCTGACCTTTTCTTCTAGAAGCATATTGAATCATCTGGTCTAGATATACAGAATAAGATGAAATAAGAGCAAAATCTCCTCGCTCAGCAAATTCATTATAATTTCTCTCATCTATATAGTATTCAGCATATTTATAATCAAAATGAGGGTGAGACATAATTTCTTCAGGAGAATATCCTAAAGCTTTTATTCTCGCAATTATATATGGAATATCGAATCCCATATTCCATGCCAACACAAAATCCGGAAGATATACATTTATAAGATTAAACAAATCAGATATTAACGTAATTTCATCTTCTTCATCGTAAAATGCAATATTAAAATCAAATTTATCTAATCCATATTTGATAAATAGTTTAGGATCTTCTTTGTTTACATGATTTTTTACAAATTCTTTTAGATCTTGACATCTATCTTGTTTAATGAATTCTTCAAACTCTGGAATTTGTTCATTTGATTTTGTTCTTAATAATAAAGTATATACTTTCTTTACATCTTGGAATACAACAGTAATGGCATTAATAGGACATTCTCCTGGTTCTGGAAAATCTCCAGCCATATCAATACCATCAACCTCAATATCGAAATAACACTTTGTTATTTCACATACTTCATTTTTATATAATATATTAAATTTATATCTATAATGATCTTCTATATTAACATCGGTTCCAAATATATCTGGATGGGATTGTATTAGTCTTGCCTGATCTCTATCGCCAGTTTTCAAACAATCACTATACCAGGTACCTAGTCCAATAGCCTTTGCTGATTCTTTATCAACATTTCTTTTAATTGCACTATGCTCAATTAGATCATTTCTATCTGCAAATAATCTATTATATGGAACCTTTCTATCTGGTCTTACTGTATAAAACGTTATTTCCGGATCTAATATTTCCTGTTTATATTTCAATCCAGTATTGACATCTTTAAATACAATTCCTAATAATTCACCAAGCTTATTACTCTCATCTTTAAATCGTTTGTAATAAGTGTTAAGAATGGTTATATTATCTCCAGGTTTAAATCCTTTAAGATTCAAATTAACCAACTCCTTTCCTAATCGTCCCTAAAATGATACAATTAGAATTGTTATTATATTGTTTTAGGGATTATATAAATCTATATACTCCCAACAGTCAAGTAATCCATTAAAAGGGGTGTTTAATATATGGAATTATGGAGTCCTGTAATTTTTGAGATTGCTAAACCTCAAACTAAATACAGTATTGATGATGAAGAAAGTTCTTTCCCAAAAGATGAAGAAGAATTTTCTTTTGATTTCTTCTATACTGATGAGGCTACTATTAAGGGCGACGGTGCTGCTATTGAAGCAGAACTGGATAGAAAGGCTAAGAAAAATACTAAGAAAAATGTTAGTGCTTCTGAAGTACCTGCTAGTGTCCTTAATAAAAACAATCAGAATAGTATGACTGAAAATACAAATTCTCCTTATCTTAATACATATGGAGAAACTGATAATTTGATCAGAGGGACTATCCTTCAAATCGATCAACTTAATTCTGAAATTAAAACAGATATAGATAAGATTAGAGCAAGTAGTAGTATGAAAGGTAAATATACATATTTAACCAATCTAACTTCTGCTTCTTCTTCTCTACTGGCTACCAGACTTAATGCTATTAGAGAATTGAATAATACTATTACTCAGTCTCATAATCTTGAGCTCAAGAGAGCTAAAGATCTTAAGGAATATGAAAAGGATAAGCAAAATGATGATGCTAGAATGATGGATCTGTATTCTGCATTCATCAATGCTCCTATGGGTATGTATGATAATAAACTTAATATGCCCACTATTCCTGATATGATGATTGGAGTAAATGATCCTAATAGTGGAATTTCCGGTATGTCTATGAGTGGTGGGTTCAATAATAATACCATTAGTCCAGAGCAAATGAGAATGAGAATGGAAGGAAACAATAATATTGAAGAGGTTGTTGTTTTCGATCCTGCTACTGGACGTAAATGGTTTGATGTAATAGATAAATCTACTGGTCAATCGGTTCCCAATTATCCTAGAAGTGATGCATTTATGCTCGAAGATATTTCAGTTGAAACTAGAGCAGGAATTGCTAAAAATAGAAACCTTGATAGAGTATGGCCTCTACAGGTTGTAGGAAGTTCTAATTTAAGCGAGTACTAAAACGGAAAGAGAGAGCACCGTTTTAGTGCTCTCTCAAACCGTCGAGTTCTGTTTACAAAGAGGTCGTTGACCTAATTTAGTGTTATATATGTTTTATTTAATAAATTAAATACGATGCAGGAAAAATCCTGCATCGTATTTTTAGGAGGTGAATAAACGATCTGAACTGAGATTCATTGATCCACATTATATTGTTGTAGAATTTGTATTAAAATAATAAAGAGAGATCTATAATAGATCTCTCTTTATATTGGGGGGGGGGTAGAAATGAACAGCACATTCTCTCACAGAGCTCTGCACAATTTATTGTTATGATAATATTAAATAATAAAAGAGGAATGATTTTTCATTCCTCTTTATCTCATTATTTGTACATGACTTTTTTAGTTCACATCAAATACTATGAGACTTATTAATATGTTAAATCCTATAAAATATTTATAGAGAGGCTCCACAATCCTCTCTATAAATACTCTATATAACGGATTCCGCCAACCATCATATAGATAATGGGCTGCATTGTAAGCCCCAATAATATGTTTCTTAATAAATAAAAACAGACATAGAGGTAGATAGCTCTATGTCTGTTTTGTTGAAGAAATATACAACACGAAGCCGCGACTATGGCAGATGGGGGATTCGATATACGATTCGATATTTTTTTAATGAGTGTAGTGCACTTCTTCCTCAAATAAAATATCAAAATAATTAAATCCCAACTTTAGCTCGGCATCGGGACTTCAGGGATGTGGTTGTATTATTTCTTATATTATAGTTATATAATATATAAATTAATATTTCCAAATTATATTTCCTCTAGTATACTCTATAGAAAGATTACTAGATTTCAATAGAATAACATCAGAATCGTCTACATTAAGTTCAGAATTATGAGATATTAATACACACTGTTCCGTATTCATAATAGACATAATTCTATTTAGAACTTCAGTAAACAATATTCTATTATTCTCATCTAGCGGACCATCAATTTCGTCTAGTTTAATTACATTGTATTTGGTGCTAGAATTGAATAATAAAGAAAAACTAATGATCATGGATATCATAGATATTTGCGCTGAACTCATAGATGAAATATCATCATTAATATATCCATCTCCAAGACAAGGAATTCTAAATTCTGTTTCATTTATTATAAAAGGCTGAATAGAATATTGTCCATTAAACAAATTATTCAGCAATTCATTTGCAAGACTTATTATTTTCCCCATATATAATTGCATAAATACTAGCTGTATTCCTGTAGTAGGAGAAGAATAATATTTAATGGTTTCTATATAATCATACTCTTGTTTAATGATTGCTAATTCTTGTTGATAATCGTGAACTAATTGTATAGAATGATTTAATTTATCTCGCTCTTTCAACAAAGGTAAAAGTAAATCAGAATATTGCATAATCTTTTTAGCATATTCATCTATCATACTATCACAATTATTTATTATAGCTATTTTATCAATCAATTCATTCATTTGTAATGAATCTGATTCAATAGCTTCTAAGTATTTTAAACAAGTGTTTAAATTTTCTAAATGTTTAGAATTATCTGATATTCTTCTTTCCAAGATAATTTTATCGGTTTCTAATGATGAAAGTTTATTATTAATAATAAACTCATTTTCATTATTATAATTTTCTATACGTTTTCGAATATCACTTAATTCGGAATCCAATTGATCTAATATATCAGATCTAGATAAATATAGATCATGTTTACTAATTAAATCATTATAAATTTTTTGAAGGTTATTGTATTCATCAAAACAGTTTGCAAGTTCAATATATTGATATAATTCGTCTATATATGCAAAATCTTGGTTTGAGAATAAGGCGTCGATAAATGTAACAGTATTGGTATATATTGCGCCATGAGGAAGTTTAGTCAAAATCTTACCATTTATCTCTACCAATCTTAAAAGATTCCTAAAATCATTTACACAATTATTATAATCTATACTTAATTCTAATTGAAGTTTTGCATTATCATAACAAACTTCTAATTCATTTAATTCTTTAACAGCATTAGATCTGGTTTCAAATACATTAGAATTTTGTATATTAATAAGATCTGATATAAAAGGACAAGTATCATCTGTACATGTAGAAGGTCTATTATCAAGAATACTAAGTCTTTCAATATCAGAGTCGCATTTTCTAATCAATTCATTTAGCAATGGAGCTCTATTTAGATAATTATCGATATATTTCTGAAATTCTACAGTATTTACTATTTTTGTAGTTCCAGATTTATATTCATTCATTACCCTAGACATTAAATCATAATTATATTTATTTTTTACAGATGTAATAGATTCTTTAATGTCTTTTAAAGTATTTAAAGCTAGTATATATTCATCTTTATCAATACTGCCAGGAGATATTCCTGTCTTTTTAATTATATCAGAAAGATCTTCCATATCGTTTGTAATATCATCTATTTTATCACAAACTTCACTATACGATTCCTCACTAGATAAAGATTTAATCATATTCTCTTTTTGATTTTCTTGTATTTTTAAATCTTTTATAGAAGAATTATTTTTCTCTATGGAAGATTTGTTTTCAGAAATTTCTTTTTCAATTTTCTCTAGACTTAATTTATCATTATTGATACTAGACATCATATTATTAATAGAAAACCTAATATCAAATACACTAAAAGGAAATTTACATAAAAGCTTTCTTAAATCTTTTTTATTTTGAGCTACTCGTGATGCTAAATTGGCATGTTTAGTTTGAATCGATCCCGATGGATCTAATAGTTCTTTTTGAGCTTTTGCTTTCATTAAATCTTGTGTAGCTTCATCTTTGTGTGTATTGTACATATTAATTTGATTTTCTATAGCTTCTAGATTAGATTGAAGTACCCCTAAATCTCCAAGAGTTCCTAATTTAGTTGATACCGTATTGATAATTGCTTTTATAGAATTACTTTTCTTAGTAAGAGTTTTATAAATATTATTATATACTTCTAATGAAGTCATAATAGCATTTACAAACCTTTTTCTTTCAGCAGGTTTTTTTCCTGCCAATCCTTTATCATCTAAACTCAATTGAGATAATGCTATAAAATTAGGATCTAGGCCCAATTCATCATATAAAATATCTTTATATGACGTTACATTACCATTCGGATTCATCTCTACTACTTGACCATTGAATATTTTGGTTAAATAAGCTTTAGTAGTATCCCTAGATCCATCTGATTTAGTAGGATGGATAAACATCATTTTATATAATATAGGACCATCCAATAAATGTATAATTTTAGAAGCAGGTATACCGGGAATAAATACATCGTTACTATCCGGTAATACATTCATTGCATTAAAAATAGTAGATTTACCGCTACCATTTTCCCCTCTAATAATTAGCATTCTATGTTTACTAAGAGATAAATCTATTTCGATTTTATGTAAACCCATACCATTATAGATACCAATATAATTTTCTAATGCAAGATAAGTAAATCTCATTAACCCACCTTCTTAAAGGTATTGTAATTGATTGTTTTGGAAAATATATAAATGAAAAATAAGAGGAAGAGTTAATTCTTCCTCTTATTTAAATTCAAATTATATAATATTCCTGGTATATTCACCATTATCATCAAATTTGAAAATGATATGTAAAAATACAGTATTACTAATTCTACGAATTTTAATTCTAAACTTATAAGCAGAGAAGGTCTTTATAGTTTTGATTATATGGTTAATATCTGTTTCGTTATCAAACTCTTTAGGCAAATTAATTCTGGTGGTTTTGTAAGATTTATTAGCAGCATGTCTAATTCTATTTAAACATTTTGCAGTATAATCATTTAGAGCAATAAGGTCAGAAGGAGGATTTTGATTAGAAGCATTTCCACCACTGCCACCTTTCCACTCTACATCACAACCATTACCACCAGTACCACACATTGGAGGATTACAACCTCCACCTCCAGAAACTATAATAACTCTAGTTTCTGATTTGTCTGAAACGGATTCTTTTTTAACAAAATTATTATTTTTTCTAAATTTATCTCTAATTTTCTTAATAATATTCATTTTTATTTCAGCCCCTCTAAAATGAAAAAATCAATAAACTCTTTAATACGACCACCTGATCCGGTAAGATCAGGCAACGGATAATTATTTCTCCATATTATAGAATAGTGTTGCCCACATTTTCTACACTTCATATCATAGATATCATATTTTATATTATCTATACCAGTAAATTTATTACTGGTATAGATATTTTTCATATAATCGTCTATAATAGATCTATAATTCAATGGATGATTATATTTATCGTATATCTCAATTGCCTGAGTTTTGCATCGGTTGCACATATCTGGCCTGGAGAAAATTACTGGAATAAACATTTATCATACCATCCTTATAGGCTCTAAGAACTCTACCCTCGGTGATCATATTGCCAGTCCCATTAAGAAGATTAAATATATTTTCATATACCTTATTATCTTCTTCAACAAAAAAAGGCATTCTATCATCTTTAGACATCTTAATCATTAGAGCTTTACTAGGTTTGAAAAATTTATCCATAATTGCACTTATAAAGAATGATGTCATTAATTGACCATCTTTATAATTCAAATAAGGATCTACACTCAAAAGCTCGCTTAAATTTTGTTTAGCAAGCAGTAAAAATGAGCATAACTCTTTCCTATTTACAGATTCTTCATATAGAATTTTAGTGTCACGAGAAATAAGAAAATACAACTTATCTCCATCTTTATAAAATCTATTAAAACTAATATCAGCATTAGATTCTACAAAGAATAATTTATCTGTTCTATTTCCAGGAATAGCTAAATCATAAACCAAAGTTCTATTATCTGCAAGTTTCTCAATATCTGAATCGTATTGAGATATTGCCTTATATCCAGAAGTTTGTTTAAAAGAAATTTCTTCTAATTTTTTATTAGAAAGGTCTCTTGCTAAATCATTAAAAAGAATACAATAATCATTATACATATTGCCATTCCTTCCTTTCTATATATCAAAATTCCATTATTTCTATCTCTTTATCCTTTATATATTCATCTATAAAAGGATTTCCTTCTGCATGAAGATGTGTAACTGGAGGAAGATTAGCCATTCTTTCCTCTTCATAAATCTTACCAGCTTCTGTTACAAATTTATAACTACCGTCTTCACGGACAATGAAATCTTGCCCAACTTCTCCTTTATATCCACAATTAATACAAGATATAGAAGGTCTATCAATTACAGTTTGATAGTGCTTAGGAAGAGCATGTTTATCAATTGCGATAATAGTTCTTTCTGCTTGATGGTATAAAAGTGTATATGCATGACAAACTGGACATGCACCAGGTTTAAAAAACTCTACAGGTTCTATCAAATCAGTTTCAATACTCATTAATAACACCTCATTTCATAAATGTAAGTAGGTTTTATTACCGAGAAGGGGAAATTATTCCCCTCTCGGTAGAGTATATTTAATAAGATTAATGTCTCCTTCTGCTACTATTTTAGCATCAGAGTATCTAGATTTACCTGTTTTACTCAATTCAGTAAAAGATTTCTTTTTTCCTCTAGAAATTACCGTACCCACTTTATAATTCTTCCCTAATTTTGATTCCATCTTTTTTTGAAATTCCAATTGTTCAGAAGAATATATGAAATATCTATAGTCTTGTGCCATCAATTTCAACCTCCTCAAAGATGACAGGTTGCCAAAGTTCTCCTTCATCTGCATAGATATAAGGCTTAATAATTTGTTTCATGGCTGCGACTACTTCATTAACTACAATTTCTTGTTCTTCATCAACAATATTCAGAACTTCTTTCTTAAAATAGACTGCTTCTTTTAATCCTTTAAGTTTCTTAAAATCATTTACTAATTCCATAAAACTTTCTTTCCACGAGTTTGGCTCATTGTAGTCAGAAAAATATCCGTTATGAATATCAGTAAAAGGACTAATCGTTCCAGTAATACCAGGATTGGAGTCACTAGAACTGTCAAGATCTAATCTACCAAGATGGCTAGGATGAACGTATCTAACAATATCAGGGATAGAATTATTATCATTTTCACCCAATCCTGCTATACCTTTATAAGTGAACTTCAATGCTAGCATAGAATCCATATCACTAACCATATTTCTATAGTTAACCAAATTAGATTTAGCTACCATATTTAATAGATACATAGGATCGGTTCTAATAGCACGTTTAATACTACTAGCGGTAATTTTAGAATTCAAATCAGCTACTCTGTAAATACCTCTAGCAATTTTCATTGCATAAATACTTGCAATGTATTCAGAGAATCTGATTTTCTTAATAGATACATCGAGATTGTCCTTTGCTTTAAGCTTATTAAATTCTCGAATGATCCATCTAATAATATGATACATTGTATCTTTATCTTCTATCGGAAGTCTTATAGACTCTTTGGTTGAAATATCATAAATCGTCTCAAAAGAATCCAAAATACTTAAACCCTTTTCATAGGTATTAGTATAACTATTTTCTTTAGGATTCATAGCAGTAAGCATAGCTTCATAACTGAGCGAGTTAAACTGACAGCCAAGAGAACTTGTCCAGAAATGATTTGTAAATATAGTATTAAAATTCATTCCAGGTACAATGCTTGTATAAAGACAAGCAATAAAACTTTGCACGACAGCATCATTGTCTACAATATATCTAGGAGCATTAATATAAATATGATCATCTCTTCTAATTGAATAATAATCGGGATTATTATATGGCTCTTTTGTAATAGTAATACCGATATCGGAGAATCCCATAAAATCCAATGCTCCATAAAATCCCATTTTTGCTAAAATATACATACATGCAGATGTGGTTTTATTAAAGATATTACTCATATAATGAATAAGTCTTAAACCAGTTCCATCAGCAAGAGAAACGTCTAAATGATATCTAAATACCCGAACTGCCATAAATACAATTTTAAATGTAATATTAGGAATACGGGCATTTGAGTTAGAGTTATTATAAGTGCTACCATCTACAATCTGATAAAGTGTAGACCTCATAATACCATTAATTCTAAAGTAATATTTATCAACTATTCTAGGAACAGCGATAATTACTCTAAAATTATCTTCTCTCTCGATCGTATCAACTGCAAATGGAGCTTCAATATGATAATCTACAATAAGAAGCTTAATATCAGATTCATTTAAATTGATATAAGCATAAGGATTATCCTTTTTCTTATTTTTAGATTTATTTTTTGTAGCATTTTCATAATATTTAAAAAGGACTTCATTTACCTGGGCGTAATCTTCAACTACAGTAAATCCTCTTACTTCAATTTTAAAATATTTATTATTTCTCTGACATGATATAATGACTTTCTTAAGTTCTTCAACTATATCATCTTCAGATCTATGAAATAAAATAGGGTTAAACTGAATTCTATGATTTTTACTAAAATCAGCAAGGAATTCTTTTTGATTCATGATTTCACCTACTTTTATTGCCTTCTATAAAAAATTCTCTACTATTTTTAGTATTTATTAATAATATCTAAAATTCATATGATTCAATAAACCATATGCAGCAGCCTGAACTACTTCAGGATCGTTAGAAGCAAGTTCAGTAATTTCATTTATTTGAGCATCACTATAACCATCATAAAATCCTGCTCCTTCACCAGTTAGTTTTACAACAATAGGTTCACCGATGGGATTGGGAACATTAGGATTGGTATCTTTAATAATCATATACATATCAAAATCTAAACAATTTGCATATGTGATACCTTTTTGCTGAGTCATATCGTCTTTCTTTAAAAGGCGTTTATCATTTGCAAAATTATCTCCAAATCTATGAGAATACTTATCCAAATCGATTCTTTTTCTAATAATAGCTGTTTTAATAGCTTTCATAAACGGAGTATCATTGTCGCAAATCTCAGGAATAGTAAGATTATCAATAGTGATAAGAATAGATCTTTCTGCTTTATTTAATTTATCTTGAGCTTCAATAATTCCTCTAAGATTTTTAGCTTCAGAGAAATTAATAATATTGGATTGGTTATATGATGCACTTTCTCTTCCGATAGGATGTCTAAAGAAATCTACGCCACCACCAACGCCAGCCGGATAAAATCCAGGTCTAATATCAGTTACAGATCTAATAGGAAGAATATATCCACTACCATCATCAATAGCTATACTGCTAGCATATTGATTATAGATACCTCTATTTCTACAATAATCTTCATAAGATACGACATCGTAAATCATATCTTCTATTTTTACTTTTTTGACCATTGTATTCATCTCCTAAACATAGCCTTAGAAATTAAAAATAAGGAGGGGAAAGACCCCTCCTTATTTATCATCAATATAATATATTATTATATTGATGATTACTTTGCAAGGCCTTTATCATCCTTCACAATCTGCTTTACATTGTGACCGGGGACAATAGAGAACACTTTCTGACCTTCTTCAAATCCAACAGAAGCAACAAATACACCAGGATGAACAACTTCAATTTCCTTACCACTATTGCTCATATCGGAGAGATCCTTCTTGAGAACTTCAATAGAAGCAACTGCCATATTGGAAGCTGCTTCATTGGTAACAAAATGACCATTCATGGTATCAAAGATTTCTCTATCCATGATAGTAAAGAAAGAATCAGACATATTATCGAAACATGCATTAAGATCCTTCATATCTTCTTCATAGAAAGTAAAGCTCAGAACCCAGTTTCCGGTATCTTCGGCTTCACCATCAGACTTCTGATAATCCAGAATTGCACCAAGTCTAAATTCACCAGCATCATTAATCAGTTTAAAACCGATGCGAGGATTATTCTTGGAACGATTATACTTAAGCATAGTAGCAATCGAATTAAAAAGCACGCGATAGAATTCGGGAGTTCTATCCTGAGGCCAAGTCATACACCAACGCTCTTCAAGCATGATAGTAAAATCGTTAGGAATAGTGGTCTCGTTCAGATTCTTAGATTCAAAATTGTTTGCCATTTTAAAAACCTCCTTATATTCAAAACACGTTAATGTGTTTTGCTCAACCTATTAAATTATTATTGTGGATTGGTTAATAACGAGTTTAACTATTTGTAATTTTTTACATCACTCCTTTGTCGTAATTCAATCAAATTAGATCGACTTAAGATAGTGATTCATATTACGCTTAAACTCATCAATCGGAATAATCTTAGTTTTTTCACCCACCTTTCTAACTTTATCACTTGTATATCCAACCTCTGGTATGAGGAGAATATCCGTAGATCTAGTTACAGATGATTTGCTATTAGCATCATAACCCATCGATTGTAATAGCAGTTCAAGTTCTTTATCTCGAACTCCTGTAAATCTAACGGTTTTTGCTTTAGCCAAATGATAAGAGCAAATTACATTACCCATTTTAGTGAAAGTAATAAGATCATCATAAAAGTCACGTCTTTCTTTAATTATAGTCTGAGTCGTGACTTCTCCAATCCCTCTAATCTTTATTAATAGATTATAGAGGTCAAAATCATTCTTGGTTAAAATATCATTTATATGAATTTCATTTAATATTTTTTTCCAAGTTTCAATAGCTATATCTGTAAATCCAAGAGAGCCTACTATCTTATAATCATAAATAGGCTTGGTCTTTAACTCTTCTATTCTTGTAATTAATTTTAATCCATTTACATCTCCAAGAGCCTTTTGTGCTCTATACAGATCTATATTCAATAGATCGCTAAAACTAATTACATTTAATGCTCTTAAACTAGCTTCAGAAAAATCTTTAAAATCCAATTTATCTGTCATATTTGTAAGTCTAGAAATTACTCTATCTGGGCATTGAGAATTAGGACATCTAGCAGACTTGCCAGAATCTGTATATTCCAATAATGTTCCACAGCAAGGACAATTAGTTGGAAATTGTACTTTAAATGCAGAAGGTTTGACAAATTGGTTATTGATAGAAATTGGTTTACTCACATATGGCATCACATCATTTACATAAGCAACCGATATCAATTCTCCTACAGCTAAATCCAATTCTTTAAATCTCTGATAGGAATGACCTGATGACTTAGTGTGAATAGTACCAAAGAACTCTACAGGAGTATAATGAATCATAGGAGTTATAGTACCATTCTGTCCTACAGTAAAACTATATCCAGTAAATATTGCATCTTTAACTGTAGGATTGAATTTGATTGCCATGCTATATTTATTAACCGAATTCTGTCTACCAAGCATCTGCCTAATCTGAGGGTCTACATAATGGACTACAACACCATCATACATAAATGGCATAATATCCCTAATAGCTTCAGCCTCTTTGACAAATTTATATACTTGATATAGAACTTGATTATAATTTCCTTTAACAACTGCATATCTAAGATATTCTCCAGAATGGAAATAGGTGTTCATAAATTCTACTTCTGTAATTGGATCGATATCCAAAGATGTCTCCAAAGGAACAAGGGTAATTAAATCTCTAAATGCATATGCATCTAAAGACTTCATTAATCCTACAATTCCATTTCTACCATTCTTATAAGGTTTTCCTCTAAGTGCAGCCATCTTTTGAAGGTTCTGTTTGGTAATGATTGCTTCAAATTTCATACCAAATGCTTCATTTTTTGGAATGACTTTACAATAGGGGAATTTGTATCCACCAAGAACAGGGGTTAAATCATCAGCTAAATCTTGATTAGTGTCACCTCTAGATCTAGCAGATATAATATGATCACATACATCTGCTTCTACAGACATGCCATCATACTTCAATTCCAATAACAAAGTAATTTCTTGATAGGGATTGATTATACCTTGCATTAAATGTTTACCAAGAAAATCTCTTTCAAATACCTTAACTGTTTCGTCATCAGCTACACCAAATTCAATGGCTTCTTTCATTAGAACAAATTTACATTTATCCAATGTGCCAACTAATTTAGGATACTTATGAGGAACAGTCATCGTGGTTCTATTATTTTTTCTATAATCATTTCTATCTATATTTTGATCATATAGATTAAGATCAAGAGGAGGACGAGAGGAAAGATCATTATAAAATAATCCTTCTCTAATAGAATTATCTGCAAATATAACAGGGCAGAAATATTCTCCTTCTACTTCAGGAGCGACTCTACCAGCATTATTAATTCCATTAACAACTTGTCCACCAACTTGATAATTGGTATTATACATCTTATATATCTCTATCAATTTATCATATATACCATCTTCCAATGGACACATTGCATCAGAATTGTTATATATGATATTTGAAATATTAAGGATAATCTCAGCACAAGATACATCAAGCGTATTCCAATTTTTAGTGTCTATTAATCTCAAAGTTTCTCTTTGAATTACAGATAAATTATTTACATTATAAACTTCTTGAAGATTACCATGTAATATGGCTTGTAAAATTCTATTTAATTCTTGTATCATTTTTACATCCCCTTTTTTGCTATAATTTAACGGGATTTACATGTATATAATATGTATCTTAAAGTTGATTTGGATTATAAAAAATAAGCAGGGAGATTACTCTCCCTGCTCTTCCTTTTCAAGTCTTTCTAATTCAGCCTGCCATTTCAATCTATTCTGTTCAACCAACTTATCAATTTCTTCAGGAGGTTGGAAAAACACAACCGGATAGAATTCAACGCCAGGTTTGAGTTTCTTATCTCTATATTCAAGATGCTCATAATTAGGAGTTTGACCCTCTGCATAAAATGTTACAGGAATCCAATTCTTTTTAGGAGCATATTTTATAGGATAAGTTTTAATAGGTGTATTGATCTTTTTAGGAATCTTTCTAAACTCAATTCTCTTTCCGATAGTTTTAAGATATACTTCAACAATTTCAGCGTTTCTATTGGAAGAAGTATCATCAAGTTTAATATCAACTTCAAAAGGATCATTAGTCATTAATGATTCGTAAAGCTGACGTGCCAAAGGAGATGTTGCATATAGCATAAGCATCTGAATAGTGATTTCGGGGCCCAAATGCAACATATTTCCTATTTCCATATCACCAAATCTAATTGGTGTTCTAGAATACAAAGCTTTATACACTTTGCTAGCTTTATTTCTAGAATTTTCATTTCTAATATTTGTAGCAGATAATGATGTTACAGAAAATTTTTCTTTAGCATATTGCTTAAGACGATAATAATATACATCTCCAACTACTACAGGTCTTCTAGAACTCACATATTGTATTTTTCCATTACTATCAGGTAACGGAACTTGCACATGCTGCTGTTCGATCCAAGGGAATTTTCTATACAAAGCAGCAACTTTATCGATATTCATATTCTCGCTTACAGGATTTATACATACATTAATTCTACCATCAATGACCATAGATCCTATAAATTCAGAAATGAAATCGTCAGATTTATTTTCAAATAAGAATTGTGCTTCTTCAAATTGAGAAGGTGCAACTATCTCAAGATAGTCTAGATACATCTGTAAACAATCTGCAGTTGTTACAGACTCTTCTCCCCAATATTTCAATAACTCTCTGCCTACAGAAGTAACTGTAAGTTCAAATAATTGTCCTAAGTTTTCTCGTCCATAAATACCATAAGAATTCGCTTGAATATCAATAACTTCACCATCATATGTCTTAGGCATCAAATGATCGGGTCTAATTTCAGATACGACACCCTTACCTCCATAACGATTGGTAAGTTTATCACCTGTGAGAACAGGAATAGTTTCGATTACAGTTATATCGAGATTAATACCAGAGTATACTCTTTCATTAAAGTATTGTTTTCCATTAATAATACCAATACATTTATGATAAAGTTTTTGCAAATCATATTTCATAGTACAACCATCATTAACATAATGATCTACTACGCTTACAATACTCTTTGCAAATTCTACTTGTTGATCGTAATAAAACTTTAGCTGAGAATGATATACAGAATCTAATTTACTAGGATCATTGCTATATACGTCAATATCTACTATAGTTCCACTACAGAAAATTTTCTCATCAGAGATAATTAAGTCCATCAATCTATCATAAGACTGAGAGAATAGAGACTCTTCTTTCTTTTCTCTTCTATATGCCATTACAATAGAATGCTTAATTTTCTCTCCGATATCAGGAAAGATTTTATATAAATCTCTAGTTCCATAAATATTAAGAGGAATATCGTTATCGTTAATTGCCACTCTAATTTTATGAACTAATGGGGACGATAGCTTTTGTGCACAAGATTCAGAAATTCTAATACCATCCTCCATAGTCTGCTCACTAGAATCGTATAGAATAGTAAGATTTTTACCATCCATTCTATTCCCATAATCATCAAATGAAGTAGATCTTAATAGAGGAGTACCAGGGGCTATCACAGATCCTACCGTCATAGAATCGATAGGACTGGTAGCATACAGATAACCATAGGATTCTGTAAGATGCTTATAAGAACAGGATTCTACAACATCCATCTGCCCATGACTATCTACCATAATATAAAAATTATGGCCTTTAGGCTTATACTTAAATTTAGGAATAATTGCTAAAATTTCATATTCATCATTTGCTACAGTAAATGATGAAGAATATTGACCAAATTGAAATTCATATCCTGTTTCAACAACAGGAACATCAGGATCTATAATAGGAAGCCTCTGTTCTAGGTTAATACCAAACATCAATTTTCTGCTTCCTGAGTTAGAACTATTAAACGGCATCATACTTCCTTTACCAAGCATATGGTCTAAGGTAGGAAGTGGAGCTCTTTCAATTTCTTCATGCAATGGAAATGCCATTCTAAAAACCTCCTTTAAAACCATGATAAGTCTAGAATATTATTTCTAGACTTATCATAGCTATAATATCTCATTAACTCTGATTTTATTCATTAAGAGCTGCCATAATATTATTAGATAGCTCATAAGAATGACCAGAAGATCTCAAATCTTCGGTAACCATAGTTTTCAAGATACTAACCGCTTCTTGTACAAATATTTTGGCGAACTCAGGATCAGTTGCCAATTTCTCTTTAAGATTCTTCTGGGAGAATTTATATTCACTATGCTCTCCAATATACAAGAAAGCACCTGCTCCATTAATTCTCTTCTTATTTTTAAGAAGCATATAAAGAGAAAGTTCAGGATCGAATCCTTTTTCAAAATCAAATACAAGACTACAAGTATTACCTGCTCGTCCTGTACGAGATTTAATCAATTGTAAATCTACTACAGAACCTGCAACACCAAGTCCCTCTTCTGCTTTAAGTTTAGAGTTATCATCAAATCTAATAAGTAGATTAGTAAGATAAGTTATAGCGCGCCCACCCTATTATCTATTAGCTTTCGCTAACAGCCTGACTATATCATCATTTCTAAATTTAGAAATGTCCTCCGCTTCGAATTGTTATAAACAATCCTACTCCCTTACGGGATAGTCGATGAACTTTTTTAATTATTTAATATCATATTCATTTGAAACTCTTACCCAAACATTTTTATTTTTTATATGTTTGGCTAAATCATATATTTGTAATTTACTCATATTTTCAGATTCATATGAATATTTAATATCTAATGGTGTTTTTCCATCTTGAAGCATTTCACAAATATCTCTAACTACTGACTCTTTAAATTTATTAGTTGGATTGTCTTCTCCGCTTTTATACAATCCCATCATTTTTGCATGTTCTTTATTTTCCTTATCGGTACAATATTCAAGATTTTTATAATAATTTTCATCTTTAATTCCACTAATATGATTAACTATTCTTCTATTTTCTGGTTGATCTTGAATATGTCCTATAAATTCATGAGCCACTAATTTGTGATTAAGAAAATGATCTCCTTTTCCTATTCTTTTTGGATTGTGTTCTTTTGTACATTTTATAGTAGATCTTATATAACCATGCTTATCATAAATATTTTTAATATTTTTATTATTAGCATGAGAAAATATATCACCATAATTTGATATAGAATAAGAATTGTATGCAACACCAGGATATGTACAAACTCTATATTCAAGATCAGGTTTATCTTCGGTTGGATATGGATAAAATATAACAGGATACCAATAATTTAAACCACTTCCTCTAATAAACATTATAAACGTCCTCCATAACCGTTTCTTTTAATATAGAGTTTGAGTAATTAAATAATTAAACTTAGCTGCTGATTGCCCAATCCTAGAATTTTTTAAGCGTATCACGCTCACTATTACTAGTCACGTTGTAGCATTCTAGGCTCTAAGGGGTTTCCAGCAATTCAAAGGATTTTACTTGTCCAGTTAGGCGACTTTAGACAAGGATTCTTCAGGTTTCAGATAACTTACCTGAGACTTTTGAGGAAAGATACTCATACTAATAGCCTGAGTAATATGATTTATCATAATCAAAATAATATTTGCAGATTTAAGCATAGGAATAATACGCTTAAACATAGATGTATTTGTTTTAGCAGATGCTGTTGCAGACATCTGGCCAGAGAGTTCTTCTTCTTCTGCAAATTTTTCTGGCATAAGCATGGCAATAGAGTCTAAAATATATAATGTAGGTTCTAGCTTATGAATTCTATTGCCATATGTATCATATACACCAGTATCGTATTCATACTCACCATAATTAGCAAGTTTTAAATCTTTAATGGCTGCAATTGTTTCATAGAAGTTTTCGGCAGTAATACCAGAGTTTCTTACTCTATATTTTTCTTGCAGCATTTCATCGGACCAACCCGTTAGTGTTGCTCTTCTGATAGTAGTACTACCACCTTCAATATCATCATGAAAAATACATGATGTAGGAAATTTAGATGCAATATTAGAAGCTACTTGAATAGCAAAAGTAGTTTTACCACATCCAGATCTTCCTATAAACATACATAACGATCCATCGACAATTCCTACAGAATAATACTGAAACGGATCACCATTGGGAGTCTTTGCTGTTACTTTAGTTCCATTAATAAAATCAAATGTAGGAAACCCTGTAGGATATTGTATATCCGCATCGGCTTCTTGTTTCATTCTTACGTCTTTGTGTTTAGAGATTACATCTCTATATCTATCCAATAAACTCATTTAAAAATCTCCTCCTATTTGACGTAATCAGTCCAAATTAGGTTAATTTAGAGTTGCGTATTGATTAAAAATATAAAAAATAAAGAGGGAAGAATTTCTTCCCTCTTTATTTTGTTCTACTCTTTATCCTGCATCTCATCTTGAGTACGATAGCCTCGTCTAGTGTCTTTTCCAACTCGAATAAAATGGAATAAATTCAGCTATTCTAGAGTTAACTCAGCTTAGTTTGGTTCTTTTCCGTTTCATATAATAATCTTCTATTCTGTTTTCCATTTCATTTTGTGTGTTTTCGAGTAGAATCCAATGCTGTCCCGATCGTCTTATACTACAATCTTCTCCATATCTAGTCAAGTATGGTCAACTGGCCTGCTTTACTATCCATATCCATTCAACTACTCTGGTTTCCTTATCTAATCTGGTACTATGAGATCCTCTATACTCCATTTCAGTTAGTATGGTCTTAGTTCAACTCCAGATCGCATCGTCTTTTGTTGGCTAATTCTGATTTCTTTTCCAAACTACTTTCATCTACTCTACAATCTTCTCCATTTCAGGTTACATCAATTATTTTCCCCTTCGCTGCATTCCAAATCTTATCTTGCTGTTTTCCGCTTATCTAATTTCCGTATCTTATTAAGTTATCTCGGCTGTCTTCATATCAAGTCGCGTCGATTGCGATTGCATCCAATCAGGTCAATTCCATTTCTGTTATTTTCAACTCTTTTAAGGTTCAGCTACATTCCATATCTAATATGCTCCATTGGTTTGGCCTCTTATCGAATCAGATCTAGTGTATTCCATCTCATTTTGATTGCGATACGCTTAGTTTAACTCCAAAATCATATTATCTGTTAAGGAACGTAAATACCTTCTCTAGTAATGGATTCGACAACATGCTGAATACGACCATAATCTGCAGAAAGAGAAATCAAACTAAACCGAACTGGAGGACGACCGATATATTCCCAATCACTAATATATCCTCTAATTAGTTTATCTATATTATCCATCGTCATGTTATTGACAATGATCAAAATAGCTAAACTAATAGTAGAATATACCTCTTGGAAATCATTGCCCAAATCTAATTCTTGTTCAGGAGTATAGTACTCAAACATAGTCTGCTTGAAAAGCTCTCCAATATTGTCGAATAACTTTTCATAAATCCAAACTATTCTCTGAACAGTCATCAGTTCAGGATCTTGTTGAGCAATGGAGAAATTAAGACGTTTAATATTAACTGTCTCATTGATTGTAGAAAATCTAGACATTGTGAGATTGCAAGCAATGTCATTAGGAACACCAGCTCCGATAAGTGCTTGAATATAATTGTAGTTTACAATTTTGCTAAACTCAAGCACAACCTTCTTGATCTCAGGATCTTTATCAACAATATTACTCGTGAAGTAATCATAGCAAATCTTATTGGTACAAATCCTAATGGTATGAGTAACAGGCATGGATCTAATTACTCTACCATATGCTTGAAGGTATTTTCCGGAAATTAGGACTTCTGGATATTCCCATTCTTTATTAAGAATTCTAGTCGAAATATATTCGATATTTTCCTTAATAAAATTAAACGCTTCTTGATCAGACATTTTATCAAGATTTTGAATTGCATTATCAAAATGGAATTTATCAAAAACTCCCATGATATTATAAACCTCCTTTCTTCTTAATTCAGATTCTTGAATTTCTCCAAGTTTATTGGTAAACTCTAAAAATGGATTATCCAATTGAAACAACTCCTTAGGTTATTAGTAAGTGATTTAATCATTTACTATGTACACATCTTGACCAGGACTAGACATCTTGACACAGATGTCATGAGATTCACATGCTATATCTATACCTAAAGTTTTACCTCCTCTATCATTTACAATAAAATATCCATACCCTTCTATATACAATTTAGTACCAAAAGGAATATTGTTCATTGCTACGGTTTCATAATAACGATATTTTTCTCCACTCGCAGTAATGCCGTCATTTTTACCACAACAATGTTTACATAAAGGATCATAGCCAGTTACATGAATATTTCCATAATAAGTCATATTAGACTTATCAACTTCTGGATCATATGGGATATCTAAATAAGAGGAACGAATAGAAATGGATTTATAATACCCATTTCTTTCAATTTCTTCTTCACTAATAGAATATTCCAGCGGATAAATTCTAAGTACCATACCTCTAATGATACTTTTATTTTCTCCATAGAGATTATTGCACTTTTCAATCCAAGGATAATGTTTTCCATTACCATAAAACTTATTAGCAATATCCCATAATGTATCTCCTCTTTGTATTGTATATTCCTCATATGGAATAATTTCAACTTCAGGAATAGGTTTAGGTTCTTCAACTATTTCATTCTTTATCTCTAAGATTTCAATAGGAGAAGATGCCGGTACTGCTTCAACAAACTGAATATCTTCTATAATTTGTTTTTCATCTAATTCTACTTCCATATTTGCCATTATAGGAATAATAAACAAATAAAAAGTAGTTAAAGTTGCCAATAGCGCGGTCAGTATAAGACCTATTGTCATATGAGCATAACTTCCGATAAATTTTTTCTTTTTCATAAGTGGTTAAATCTCCCTTTACTTTATTTGTAAAACATTTAGACTAACCCAATTAAGGGTTAGTCTAAATAGAATTACTTCTTATCTTTATCTTCCTGTTTGACCTTATTCTGATCTTCTTCTTTCAGAACGTCAAAGCCAAACTGTCCAGCAGGAAATCCCTGCTCAGTAATAACACCAATAGGATTACCCATTTTTTATTCCTCCTTATATTATTTATTTCTCTGTTTTCTATTATTATAATATATAATTGAAATTAAGTATACTGACTACGATACTTATTATTATTTACAAAACTTTTAGACACCTCATATAAATCATTTTCTTCAGATAATTTAATCATTTTATCTGTTACATCTTGATATACAAAATGATCTTCTTTATCTTTAATCATAGTATAAATCTTAATGTAAAAATGCTCATTAGGAGTACTTTTAATTTTAGCTAACCAATAGCTAATCTTATTAAGCAATTTATTCATTTCTAATGCCATAAAATCTTCAGTATAAAATGCTTCACTTATTTCCCAAGCATAAAATTTATTATTAGCCTCTATAGGATATGAGGGTTTTCCTAAAATAGCTAAATATGTAAAACTTTTACTTCTAAAAGCCTCATATATGAGGCTTGTGGGAGGGCAATCATACACTAAATATCTATGTTTATTATTTTCATAAGTATGTTTATAAATATTTTCATACTCATTTAATTTTAATTTACGCATAATAATCTCTCCCTCCTATTAATTTATAATATAAATTTATCCGTAATATCTATTATATTATCTTTGCTATAAATACAAGATAAATTTATATTAGTATTCATAAATTCGCTATTACGTTTTCCTCTTTTAATTAAATAAACTCTACAACATTTGCGCTTTAGTTTATTTACTATATCAAATAAATCATTTTTATTTGTTACGATTAATCCATAATAAACATTAGTAATATTTAATATTTTATTTGTATCAACTATTTCGGTTGCAAAATAAACTTTATTTAATTCTTTTATTTTATTATCAAAATCTTTTTCTTCTAAATTTCCAAAATAAATATATCCATTATTTCTATTCATTAACATATTAATTTCTCTCTTTCTCTACAAATCAAATATCGATAGCCATTCTAGCTATCGATATTTGAGTTAGGAGATTTTTAGAATGGAAACATAAGGATTTACTATAATGTTCTTATTATGTATTATTCTACTTCTCTCACTACTTTATTACCTCTAGCTTTCAAAGTACTAGGCAAGTAATAATCTTTATTAATTATATTAGTCATAAGTGAACTACCAAGCATATAATAATTTAGCATATTTTTTGCTAAACTATCTTCTTGTGTTATAGGTACATCATCTTTAGATAGAGTTCCTTTCGTAGCTATAGTAGAATAAGCAATATTTTTAGCATCCATGTAATCTCCTCTAAAAGTACTCAATTCTTCTAAAGTATCATACATATTCATTGCTATTAATCCTTCCATCTCGCGATCACTAGTTTTACCACCTTTATCATGAGATGTAAGCAATCCAGTTTTCATATCTCTAGCATCAATACTACTAGTAGTATTATTTTTCTTTACAATAAATTGCTTCATTTTTTTCAAATGAATATAAATTACTATAGCTTCATAATTACTCCAAATAGGTTCACCATTTTTATTTTCATATAGATATGGTAATGCAACTTTTTCCATTAAAGGAATATTTAATAAATCTAAACCTTCTTTAATATCTTCCATTAAAGGATCATTTGTCCAAGGTTTATTTTGATATCTAAATGGAAGATTTTTTGAACAAAAAGATTTAAATTGCTGATCAGACATTTTTGAAAATAAAGTTTTATAATAAGCAGTATTTAATCCAGTTTTATCAACTGAATTAAAAAATTTATATATTAATTCTTCAGCTTTTTTCCGTTCTGAAGTCATATTATATAACCACCTTTCTTTAATAATAAGTTTTCGAAAAATTTTACTAAGATATAAAATTTTAAATTCGAACTGCGTAAAGCAGTTCGAATATTATAGTTTTGATTAAAAATAAATTTTTCAAATTAAAACGTTAAATTGATGAGCTTTGCTCATCAACGATTTGGCAATACCCCCATGGTAATGTAATCAGATTTTTCTTTTCGATTAATCAAACTTATAATTCGGATTGAACTGTGACCAGTTCAATCCGTTATAAGATTTAACTGGTAAGATTATTTACTAGATATTATATCTATTATAATTTATCTATATATATATATATATATATATATA